GAACGAGGAGGGACTCCTCATCGGGCTTCCCCCGAACCCCACCGCGAGCGCGGTCTTGGGCTTCCCCGTCGTCGGGACGGTCGTGGTCGTGTCGGCCAAGGCAATCCGCTAACGCTAAAAAAGTTCACCTGTGGGTGTCCGCTCCGACAAGGTGCGGGCGTCTACGGGGGGCAAGCGCAACCCCCCAACAACTTCGCCACGGGGGCTTTCGCCCTCGCCCTGTCCCGCGTACTCCACTCACACCATCACCGGAGCCTCTCATGTCCCTGACCCTCGTGAACCTGACCCCCCACGCCCTCACCCTCGTCTCCGCGACGGGGGAGCACACCGTCCTCCCCCCGAGCGGGTCGGTGGCGCGTGTCGCCTCGACCCCCGGCACGGTGGGGGCACGCGACGGGTTCCCCTGCGCGGTCGCGTCTCCGACCGTGTTCGGGGAAGTGACGGGCCTCCCCGACCCGAGCGCGGGCACCGCGTTCATTGTGTCGGGCATGGTCGGCTCGGCCCTCGCGGGCAAGGGCCGCACCGATGTGTTCGTCCCCGGCAACGAGGCGGGGCACATCATCGGCGTCACCCGCCTCGTCGCCACCGCCTAACTTTTCGCCCGAGGGGGGCTTTCGCAGCCCCCCCTCGTCCCGCGTACTCCACCCACCCTGCGAGGTACTCACCATGACCACCGCCACCATCGTCGCCAACCCCTTCGTCGTCCGCCAAACGGCGGACTCGCCCTTCTCGTGCTTCACGGGGGAGGGGGGGTGGGACACCCTCGTCGCCCGCATCCGTGCCGCCTTCGAGGCGGGCGCGGTGCGGGACGGCTACCGCGACGGGGTGGTGCTCGTGGACATTGCGCCCGAGGACATCCTCTCGGGCGTGGTGACGCTCACAGAGGGCGCGGAACTGGTCGGCGCGTTCAAGGCCCGCCGCAAGGGCGAGGAGCCGCGTCAACAGGTGCTCGCCAAGGGCGCAACCAAGATGCCCGCCCTCTCGGCCTACGCGGTGCTCTACCGTGCCGATGTGCTCGCGGAGGGCGGCGACAACACCCTCCCCGCCGACAGCGGTGGGTGGGAGTTGATTTCCCTCAACGCTTCCCCCGTCGAGGGCGACATGCCCATCGACCCGATGGTGCTGATGCACAACCACTTCGGCTCGTCCGGTGGTACGGCTACGGGCATGAGTGACGAGCAGTTCGTCGCAGCCCTTCGCACCGCCTTCGCATGGTGGAAGGACAAGGCTATGGCGGGCTAACGGCTCCCGTAGCGGTGGTGGTGCGCGGGTAAGGTGGTGCTGCCGCCTTGGTGGTGGAATGGCAGACACAGGGGACTCAAAATCCCCCGCCCCCTGCGGGCTTGCGGGTTCAAGTCCCGCCCGAGGCACCACTTCCCCGAAACGACGAAGCCCCTCCCGGTCACAAGCCGGGAGGGGCTTTCGCTCGACCGCGAAGTTTGCGGTCAGGGAACCTGCTCGTCCTCTTGGGGTTCTTGGGGCTCTTGCACGGACGGCGCGGGTGCGGCTTCGGTGACCTGCGCCGAAGGGACCGTAAAGTAGTACCAACCCGCCCACGCGAGGGCAGCGGTGATGAGCATTCCCACGGGCTGCTTGAACATCTCCCACGCCTCTTGGACGAGGGTGCGCTTGAAGCGTGACGCCTGCGCCTGCGTCTCCAAGGACCGCTCCTCGACCTTGCGCCGCCACTCCTTCTCCTCGCGCTCCATGACCATGCGGTGCTGGTCGAGTGTCTTGCGGTGGTCGAGGTCTTCCCGCAGAATGGCGTTCGTTGTCTTGGCTTCGGTGACGAGCGTGGTGAGGTGCCGGTTCGACGCCTTCATCTGCTCCTCCAACCGCTCAATGCGGTTCTCCAAGGAGGAGACTTGCTCCTTCACTTCTTCGACCCGCGTGTGCAAGAACTCGGTCTTGCGGCGAACCTCGTCTACGGCTGCGTAGATACCGTCGTTAGGCTTGTCGGGCATGGGAGGGCGTCTCCAACAGGCGGGAGGGTCAGTTGCCTTCCCCTGCCGGATAGAACGGATAGCGCGTCAGGGTCGGGGTTGTGGCGTTAGCCGTGACGCCGCGAAGCCGCGTACCGAGCAGCCACTTTCGCGGCCAAGGTCTGCGAGGCAGACTTCTTGGTGGTGTGAACCTCCTCCACCAACGCTGCCGCTTTCTTCAACTCGACCATGAGCAGGGCGAACTGCTGCTTGTTGAGCAGCGCGTACCCCCCGCGACCGTTCTTGCCCATGTCAATGCGAACACCACCGTCGCCCGTTCGCTCCCAATCGTCGTCGGCTTGGGTCAACGGGTACACCTGCAACTCAAAGCCACCGACTTTGACCTCGTAGTAGGACGACCCGAGAATGTCATGCTCGACACCCGCGTTCTTGGCAAGCCCCCGCTCGTTCATCTTGGAGTAAACCGAGGCCCACGCCTTGCCCTCGTCCCCCGTCGAGTCCATGACGGAGTTGAACACATGAATGGCCTGCCGGGCAGCGGTGTCCGAGATGTTCTTGTAGGTCTTGCGGAGTTTCTCGGTGATCTTTTTCACATCACCGGACTTCTCGGGGTCGTAGGGCATGGGCGCGTCTCTCTTGGGGTGCGGGGGGAGGGTCAGGGGTTCCACACGGCGTTGAACGGAACCGCGAACTCGTCGGGCAGGTTGCCCAGCGCGAGCATCGCCACCGAGTCGCAGAAGTGCTCTTGCTCACTCGTGGCCGAGTACTTCGTCGGGAAGTTCTTGGTGGCCTTCTGCTGCCCCCGATAGAAGTCGTACACGGTCTTGGTCGAAATGGAGTTCGTGTAGGGCTTCCCGTCAATGTCAATCGCGTAGCGGAACACACCCGGCTCCACGGCGACAATGGTGGGGTAGCGGTTCTTGACGCCCTTGATGGCGACGGGAAGTTCGTCCCCGACCTTGGGGAGTTCGACCTCGACGGTCTTGCTCGCAGCGCGCGAGTGGTGCAAAGCCCACGCCTTCTTCTGCGGCTCGGCAGCGAACTTGTGCCAGTACCTATGGCCGAGTTCGTGGATGAGAGCGTGAACCTCGTCAATGCCCGTGGACTTCGCACGCCGCAAGTAGAGGCTGTCGTCACCGGGGTAGTACCACGCGGCATGGTGGGCCTTCGTGATGCGCGGCACGACATGCACATCCCCGTAGAGCACGCGGGCGAAGCCGGGCACGGGGTTTGACTTCACGGCCTTCTCGACGCGCTCCAAGCCCTTCTTCAAGGAGTCAAGTTCTGCGCCCTTGGCGCCCACGGTGTTGTGGACCTTGAACGGCCCGAGCGTGAACAACTCATCGGTGCCTTCGGACTTGGCGGGCCAGTTCTCTGCGGCCTCAATGAGAAACTTGACCCGCTTGCCGTTGTCCTCCCACCACTTGTAAATGTCCTGCGGCATACGGCGGCTGTTTTCCATGAGCCGGTAGACCATCTCCAAGGGCTTCGCGCTCTTGTCGGGGATGCTGCGGACGGACAAGACCCCGGCCACGACCTTGCCGCCGCTTTCGATAATGTCCAACCACGGTTGGTTGGCCCAATGTCGAACAACCATAGAGTCGCCCGACAAGGCACGCGCTTCCGCGTCACGAATGGCCCGCACATAGCCCGCGTAGCCCGACTTCAAGACGGGTAGGTACTGCCGAATGTCGTCCTCGGTTCCCGCTGCAATACGGGACAGGCTCGCAAGCACGGCCCGTCGCACTTCGCTCTCCACGGGGAGAGAAGAAGCGTACCGGAGAAGGTCAGCACGCTCGGAGGCGGTGAGGGTCATGTGGAGGTGCCTCAACTCGACGCGTAACCGTAGAACAAGTAGCCAATGGTGCGCTTGCCCGAGGGGTCAGCAACAGGAATAGCGAACGCAGGCCCCCACTTGTCGTTGTGTTTGATGTCCTTGTCTGCGAACTTATAGGCGTCAGCCTTCGACATAGGCTCTCGGCTACGGAACACGAACCTGGACTTCTCTGCGATGGTCCCGGTGTAGGACGCCTCGTAATCGTCGTCCTCGTCGTAGTCGGACTCCCAATCCGCACGATGCTCCGCAGCCGCGTCTTCTTGAGCCTCGCGGAAGCATTCATTCGCGTCCGAGCCTTGGACGAAGTTCATGAAGTCCGTCCAGCCCGCGACCTTCACGGCTGCGACAATGGCGCGGCGCGTCTCGCTCCCCTTGGGGAGAGACGAAGCGTAGCGGAGGAGGACGGCCCGTTCGGAGGCGGTGAGGGCAGTCGTGGACATGATGGGTACTCCCCTGTGGCGGGTTCAGCGGCTCTGCGCCCGTGCGCGGGGAATAGAACCACTACCGCCTACCTGTCGAGAAGCGGTGCGCGGCAAGGCCACGCAGGTCGGTGACCGAGAACTGACAGACAGGGCACTCCATGAGCAGGTAGACCTCCACTCGGGAGTGTACCCGAATGGAGGTCTACTATCAACCCACTATATTAGCAAGTGGCTTCCTGCTACTGTGAGGCTGCCCTTAGAGGCTCGACCGCAGGTTGAATGTGACCACGATATACAAAAGTGGGAACACGGGCTGATAGTACGCCTCGACCTCGGCCACCGTGGGGTCGTCCTCGGACACCTTGGCCTTGACCCCGGTGTACGCCGTGATGATCTGCGCGGCGACCAACTGCTTGAGCGTGTTGCTCACCTGCCCCTCGATCTGCGACGTGACCCCCGGCAAGAACTTGATGCCGATGAACCTGTCGAGCGTGGCGCGGGTCTGCTGCTGCACCTCGTCCGCAATGGTGATGACGGTCGGGGTACGGGTCAGCACATTCGTCATGTCGGTAGAGAAGCCCTGCCGAACGCGAATGACCGGGTTGCGATCTTCAAGGATCGTGATGCCCTTGACCGCGACTTGGTTCTGCTGAACCGCGTCGAGGATGCGGGCGATACGGTCGAAGCCGAACAGGCGGCGACCCGTCCACGGGGTAGCCACATCGGTCGTCGGGGACACGAGCGAGCCCACGAGAGCCGCCGCAAGGAAGGTGCCGTCCACCAAGTAGGTGTCCGTCGCACCGTCCGCACGGGAGAGCGTGAGGTTCGCAATGTCGGGGTACACACACCGAAGGCGCGTGCGACCGACCGCGACCGCCGCGTTGCCTGCCGCCGTGGGCTGCGTGCCCGCCGAGAACCCGACTACGCCCGTGCGCTCGGCACGGTAGCGAATGCTGCTCTGAATGTCGCATTGCTTGGCGAGGTACTGGAACAGGTTCACGCTGTCGCCCTTGAGCGGGGTCAGAATGTCGGGGAGGATGCCCCCCGGCAACTGCCCTTCAAGGTCGTCAATGGCCGCGAGGTACGCGCTCTCGGAGGCCGTATCGAACTCGCCGTTGTTGTCGGCGTCCGTGTCCTTCTGCACCTGCTTGATGCCGACCAGCACCGCGCCGTTGAGAATGGCGAGGTAGGAGGCGAGCACCACCGGGTTGAGCGGGCTGTTGGGGCCGTAAGCAGCCTCAATAGCCGACAACTTGGTGTAGAGGGCCGTGTTGTAGTCCTGCTTCGTGTAGGTGTAGGAGACATAGTAGACATCCCCCACCGCAGGCTGCGACCCGCTGCGCGCGTAGGTCGTGACCGTCGCCGTGTCCCCCGCCGCCACACCGAGCGTGTTGCTCACCGTGAGGGCCACACCGGGAAGCGTGTTGACCGGGGTGTTGGCGTCAGTCGTGACCAACTTGCGAGCGACGATGGTGAAGAACTGCCCGCTCGGGTAGGCGAGGTTGCCCGCTCGCGGAAGAACCGTGAAGGTCAAGCCCGTCACCGCGTCACGGTAGGTCTGCCCCACCACGCCGTCCTGCCCCGTGCCGCTGTTGAGGTACGAGGTGTTGGCCGTGCCCGAGCCGCTCACAATGTCGGTCGAGGTGACATAGAAGCCGCTGATAGCCGCTTCGCCCGTCGCCCCGTCGCCCGCGATGACCCCCAAGCCGACGCCGGGAAGCGTGACGCTTGCCGAAGTAGCAGCCGCGAACTCGACCGAAGAAGTCGTGCCCAAGCCCGCGTTGCCCAACGACTGCAAGTAGAGGTACTCGGCGTTGCTGGCGTCCGTCACGCGCTTGGCAAGAGCCTCGCCCGCGAAGTACGTCGCCGCGCCGCCCGACGACCAGTTGAGCAGCGAGTTCGCCACCGAGCCGTCGAAGTGCGCCATGAGCGCCGAGACAAGAACTTCGACTTGCAGGTTCGTGCGCTCCGCGCTGTCGCCCGCGCCGAACCCGAGGGTGTCGTTCGCGTTCGCCGTGCCGACCACGATGCCCGAGGTCGGGGTGGACAGGGCCGAGCGGAAGCGAATGCTTGCGCCCTCCTGCCGCACCAAGCCCGCCGACACCACCGCTGCCGCGCTCGCACCCAAGCCAACGGAAGCCATAGCCGCCGCCACTTGGTTGAGAACGGTGTTGGCCGTCGTTGCAGGACCGAGCGGAACATCGGCGCTGCCACCCGAGGGGATAGCCGCACCCGCCGCGTCGGTGAACACCACCGTCACCGGCACATTGTCGAAGGTGAACTTGAACTCGTTGTTCTGCGCGCTCGTGCCGCCCGCCGCGAAGAAGGTCACCACGGGCTGACCGTCGCGGGCGTCACCGTAGGCCGCAGCCGGAACCTGCCCGCCCGCAAGGCCGACCGTCCCGAGCAGGGTGGCGGGCAGAATGGTGCCCTTCAACCCGGCGTAGGCGTTCTCGTTGGCGGTAAGGCCCGCGAGCGAAGCCCCGGTGCCGCCGAGTTGCTTGAGTTGCGTGACGGCAAGAACACCCTGACCGTCCACGCTGCCGCTGCCCGGCACCAACCGAGAACGGAGCACCAAGCGGTCGTACAGGAGCGGAGCAGCGCCAACCGTAAAGTGACGAGCAATGGCCCCGTTCACCAACTTGGCCTGTGCGCCGTTCGCAGCACTTGCAGCGGAGATGCCCGCAAGAACCGCGAAGTCCCGCGCCGGGGCCGCGTTGGTGACGAACTCCAAGTAGCCGTTCGTGTCGGTCGGGTCGCGCACGAGCGAGAACACCAACTTGCCCGAGGTGTTCGCAGCGACCACCACCGAGAATGCACCGTAGGCAGCGGGAGGAGCCGCCGCGATGGCGGCGTCAATTGCCGTCTGCACCGCCGCCGCAAGAGCCGCAGAGGAGGTGTAGGTGCCAGGAGTGAGGGTCGCGGTGAGCGTGCCCAAGGACGCCGAGGTATCGCCCGAGTAGACGAACCGGAGTTGGTCGTAGTCGCCCGCCGAAATGACCACAGGAGAGGTGAACGCCGTGCCGGTCACATACTGCGGAAGGGTGGCTTCGTCGTACACCGAGTAGGTGTCGCCGCCGCCGGGAGCACCCGTCCAAGCGGGCGTCACCGTGGCGACCCGAGTGGTGCCGTTGTAGGCGGTCACGGTGCGAATGTCGCCAATGGCGGCACCCGCCGTCACATGCACCTTGTAGCCCACATAGAAGTCGTCCTGCGACGACGCGGAGGCCGCAAGGGTGATGGTCGAAGCGCCGCCGCCCGCCGCCGTGTCCACCTCGCCCGAAGCGGCGCGGTTGATTGCAGCCGCGAAGTCGGCCAGCGTAGCCGAGGCGTTGTCGTCGGCCACCGCCTGCACGAGCACCCCGTCCACTTCCATGTTGACCGTGTTGTTGGTCGCGTCCACCTCAAAGGAAGCGCCACCGCTCGGAGCGTCGTACACGGCCTCGTTGCCGACCAACTGCGCCGGGAAGCCGAGCCCCGTGACCCCCGCGAGAGGACGAGACAGGTTCAGACCCGCTGCACCGCTCACGAGGTCAGAGCCGTCCACCTTCAAGCGGAAGCGGTCGGAAGAACCCGACACCGCGTAGTACGGCCCGCTCGACGGGACCGCGTACTTGGCGGGGGTCGCGTCCTTGGATGCGAAGGTCACCGTGACATCTTCTTCGACGGCTCCCGTGAACAGGTCGGCGTCGAACGGCGTCTCGTAGCGGAAGTCGGGCAGGCTCTCGGAGCCGCTCGGAAACACCAACTCAATGGTGGCAAGCCCGGCGGACTTGCTGCCCGAGGTCGGGGTCACGAGAAGCGTGCCGTCCTCGTTGCTCACGGTGTAGGTGCCAACGCCGCTCGGACCCGGCGTGACGCTCGTGAGCGTGTAGGCTTGGTCAACGATGGTGTTGTAGTAGAAAGTCGCGTAGACCGTCGCACCCGTGGGCACCGGCTCGGAGAGCGTGATGGTGCTCGTGGCGCTGTCCACCTTGGTCACGGTCACGCGGCCACGGTCGAGCGCGTCCTCGACCGAGTAGCCCCAATAGGCGTACACGAGGTCGGGGCGGTTCGTCGGGAGGTCGATGCGCCCGTTGGCGACCTTGTTGTAGGTCGCGGTGCCGAGCGGGGTGTCACGCCCGTTGCCCGTCGTGGGCTGCAAAGGCAGCGTGAAGGTGGTCGCGCTCACGGTCGCACAAGGGGCGAGGTACTGCCGGGCGTCCACGAGGGTCGGCGTCACCTGCGACTCGTCCAAGTAAGTAGCGCCCGAGGTGTGCGTGCCGGACGCCACAAGAACCGCCGTGCCCCAAACAATCTTGTCGTCTTGGAGCACGAAGTCCGTTCCGTCCACATAGTCCGAACGGTCGGGCGCCACGCCGCAGAGCGTGATGTCCGTGATGTTGCGGTTCGCCAAGTAGTCGAAGGTGTCCTGCCACGAGTTGAAGTAGTACTCCACCGTGACCGTGGCCCCAACCTCGGGGGCGAAGGGCAGGGTCACGGCACCGGACTGCCCGTCCACCGCCGAGGGGATGACCTGCACGCCGTCCACCTTCACCGTCACATCGGAAGGGTCGGTCGTGGTGACGCCGCCGCCCGAGCCGTCCACAATGGGCTGCTGGAAGGTGTAGAACACCTTGTTGCGCGCCGTCGTGTCCCCGAAGGAGAAGCCGAGGGTCGTGTTCGCGGTCCCGTTCCCGACCGTCACATCGCGGTCGGCAGTCAGCGTGAGGACCACCTGCCCGAAGTTGTTGGTCGCCGTACCGGCCACGAGGCTCGTGCCCGTCGCCGCGCTGTTGATGAACGCCGCCACCTGCGCCGCCGTCCACCCGCCGCTCGGAGAAGCAGAAATGGTGACGCTCACCGTGTCCGTGTCGTCCACCGTGAAGGAGAGCGTGTCGTTGCTGCCCGTCGTGATGGTGTAGTTCTGCCCCACCGCGCCGTAGAGCACGGGGGCCTCGGGCGTCACCTGCTCGGAGAGGTCATCGGTGATGAGCGTGTCGGTGCGGTCGAAGTAGTAGGTGACGCGCACGGTGTCGGTCGCAGCCGGGGCCACACTCAACTTGAGAATGCCAAGGGCCGCGTTCATGGACAGGACAACCACGGGGTCGCCGTTCACAGTGACGCTCACCGAGGAGGTGTCCGTCGCCGTCGTCCCCGTGCCGTTGCCGGTCACGATGGGGAAGTGCCGCACCTGCACACGGTCATAGGTGCCATTGAAAGCACCGAGGGTCACCGACCCGCTCGGGGAGACGAAGGTGACCGCACGGCCCGTCTCGTCCTCCTCGACAACCCGCTGGTCAACGCTCGCGGAAGAACCGCGCACGACTTCAAGGTTCGACTGCGCGAGGATCTCGTTGCCGGTGCCAATGAACACCGGAACGCGGAGGTTCGCGGCAATGCCCTGCACGGGGGACTCAAAGTTGGTCTGCGTGTAAACGCCGGGAGGGGCATAGACGCTGCCGGGGAAGGCCATTGGGAACCTCGGAGAAGTGGTGCGAACCCGCTCACGGTGCGAGAGGGCCGAGAAGTGCAAGCACGGCGGTATAGGTCGTAGCCGTCCCCTCGTGGGGGAGTTCTTTCCTTCCTGCCCCGTATAGGGACGCTATCAGCCGCCGGTCCCCTCGGGCGGCTTCTTCTTCGACTGCTCCCGTGCCGCTTGCGCCACTTGGAACGCTACATCCCGACGCTCGTTCACCACCTTGCGCTCGGGCTCGGTGATGGCCCGGTAAGAGCCGTCCTCCCGCGAGCGCACGAGTTGACCGTTGTTGAGAGCAAGCCCGTTTTCGCGCCCCTGCCGGATGACGCGGGCTTTCTCCGCGTCCCGCTTCTCGACTACCTTCCACTTCTGCTCGGCGTCTCGGCCAATGGCCTTGTCGTAGTTCCAATCGTCGCTCGTGCCGGTGTTCGGGGGAGCCGCGCCTCGTACTTGGGAGGGGGCGTGCGAGAACTTGAACGCCGCTGCCGTGACCTGTCGGTAAGCAGGCTCCCCGCAGGAGTCACACGGGGTTTCCGCAAGGGTGTCGCTGCTCTCCATGCGCCGGAACAACTTGTCGAACCGAAGGCCGCAGGAATGGCAGGTGAACTCGTAGACGGGCATGACCCTGCTCCATGAAGCGAAGGACGAAAAACCTTACCCGTGGGGGTTTCGCTCCGAGGAGGTGCCGCGTACCCCTCTCACACCCCCACCTGTCCCGCCGAGCGGGCACGGAGTTCCGAATGTCGTGCGAAGTCTGCCGTGGTTACTCCTGTTCCTACTGCCCCTGCTGCGGCGTCGAGGACGACGGCGACGAATCGCCGTCGTCCTGCGGCGGCGAGGGCGTGGTTTCGGGCTGTGAAGGGTGCGAGGATTGTATTGTGGAGGTGCGCCGCACCACCTACCACACGGCTCGCCGTGAGCACCACGGGCTCCTGCCCGGCGATCTTTACGCCCGCACGACGGGCTTTGACTATCAGGTTGGCGGGGGCCGCACCGGCTATGTGCGGCCCACCGTGCGCTGCGTGCGGCGGGGGCCGAACCACCCCGCCGTGCTCGTGGAGACGGGCGTGGTGCCCCTCCCCGCCGTGGCGCAGGAGCGCGCCGCCCTCACGGCCCGCTACGCCGAGGTCGGCACCCGCCTGGGTGAATGGTTCGATGTGCGGTGGTTCACGGTCGAGGAGGCCGACGCGCTCGTGGCGCTGGCCCGCGCGGTGGTCGCCGAGGTGGAGGCGTTCATTGCCCTTCACGACGCGGAGGCCAAGTTGGGCCTCCGCGCCCTCATGGGGGCGGGGGACGCGGGCACGCTGGTCGCTCGCGCCGAGCGGCGCGCTGTTGAGGCCCGCAAGCGTGAGGAGGCCCGCAAGGCCGGTGAGGCCCGCAAGGCGCTCGCCGCCGAGTGGCAGGCTTCGGGCGGGGCCTACAAGGCAGCGGGCGAGCGCGTCACCTTCGCTGGCCGGGAGTATGTGCTCGGCCCCGTGGGGTCGCGGTGGATCGCCCACTCCAACATGGAGTACATGGGCGAGAGTGTGGACGGTGAAGTGGTCACCGGGCGCAGCCTGCTCTGCCCCGAGACGGGCAAGGCGCTCCTCCGGTGGACCGACAAGCGCGACTATCCGGTTCCGGCGTAGCCGCCCCCTCTCGGAAAGGGCGCGGTGGTGGGGGGTGGAAGCACCCCCCTCGTCGTGTATGCGTTCATGGGAGGTGGAACCATGCAGCGCGACATCGTAGTAGTGCAGGGAGAGCGGGACCACAAGACGGGCGCGGTGAACCGCAAGTGCCCGTCCTGCGGGGTCACAAAGCCCCTCAACGAGTTCGGCCTTCGGCGCATGAAGCACGCGGGACCGAACGGCGAAGATGTGGTGCGAAACCAATCGTGGTGTCGCTACTGCCGCTCCGGTCGCCGTGGGGGGCACGGCTCGTGACCCCCGACGCCCTGCTCATGGCAGCACACACCCTGCTGCGAAGGCAGGGACGGGTGATCGAAGAACTCTACTACCACACCAAGGTCCACCCGAAGTCGGGTGAGGTCGCACACCTGTTCCGTGGCAAGGAGAAGGGTCGGGTCACGACGAAGAAGCCGCAGCCCAAGAGGTCCACGCCGCCGTCGAACACCGTGCGGTTCGTCGGCACGGTGGACGAGCAAGGCGCACTCACGGGCATACAGGAGATTGGCACGGGTGAGCGCAAGCGCATTGGTCGCCGTGGCCCCGTTGCCGGTCGGGAGCGCGTGCCCAACACCGAGCAGCGCATTGTGCGCCGCCACGAGCAGCGCAAGCAGGCTACCGGATCAACTCGTAGTCCCGCGTCCGGTCCCGAAAGAACGGGTCGGTCGGGGACAGGAACCGCAAGTCCTGCGCCACATACAGGCTCGTCGGAGAACCCGACGCCGCAAGTTGGTCGTCCGTCAGACCCGTGACCGCCCGCTCCGAAGCCAACGCCACCGGAATGATCCGCGTGAAAGCATGGTCGAGCGGCACCCACAGGCACCAGTCTGTGAGAATGGTGAGGCTGATGCTTGCGGTGAAGTAGTAGTCGTCGCCCGTCTCGTCGTAGACTTCTTCGGCCTCGCCGCCCATTGAGACTTGCGTGATCTCAATGCCCTCCTCCGAGAGCCGGTTGCGGGCGACGGCGTGGAAGAACATGAGGGTCCGGTCGGTGATCTCCTGCTGCGCCGCCGTGTCCCGCGCCATAATGTCGAGGTCGAAGTTCATCTCCCACCGCCCGCCGTACTCCCGAGCGGACGCCTCGCGTGTGTCCCCGACCACGACGAGCATGATGTCGCCGTCCTCGGAGCGCCGCCCGAAGGCAAGCACGACGCCGGGAATGGCCGTGTTGTTGGAGCCGTCCTGCGGCACGGGAAACGGCCCGACACTCTCGCCCGCGTAGCGGTAGTCCACGGACAAGAAGTCCGAGGAAGGTACAGGGCGGACGAGCGTGATGGTTCCTGTGGCGGGGTCGGCGGTGTAGTCCAGCCCCAAGGTGAGGGGAATGTTCCCCGGCATTTCGTAGACGCGCAGGGAGCCGTCGTAGAACTCACCTTGCGCCACTTGGTACTGAAACGCGGTAAGCCGAGCAGCCCGTTCGTCAATGACATCGAGCAGCGGGTCCACATAGAACACGAGTTGCTCGCCGTTCATGGGCGTTGGGCAGGCTTCGACCGGGAGGCTGACCTCCTCCAAGCGAACCTCAATGAAGTAGATGCCACGGGGCGAGGGGAACACGCCGCCGTTCTTCTGGATGGCGCGGGAGTCCTCGCGGACCCACTCAATGCTCAACCCCGGCTTCCCGTAGACTTTGGCAAGGTGGCAGTAGGAGACGACCGTGCCTTGGAAGTTGTCGGCGGACAACTGCATAGGGCTGGCAGACGAGCCTTTGAGGATAATGCCCACTTGGGGGCGTTCGGAGAAAGCGTACTTCCCTTGGATGTTGTCAACAAGGGTGTCGCGGTACTTCGGGTCGAAAGACCAAAAGCGGCGCAACTCCAAGAGGATGCGCCGCTTCATGGACTCGGTGAGGTTAGCGAACATGGGCCTTCTCCGACCTCACGCGGGCAATAGGCACGCCCGCCCTATCAGTCGTCGTACTCTTGCAGGGCGAGCACGAGCAAACCCCGAGCGACGGCGTTCATGGGGTCGGAGGCGTGGCGAACCTCGCTCACCTCCAACGGGAACTTCTTCTTCATGCGGCTCCACACCGAGGTCAGGAATGGCACGAAGTTAGTGGGCAGGCTCGTCCCGCCCGACACCACGAAGGGCACAGCCTTGGGAAGCGAGAACTTGTCCTTGATGCGAAGGAACTCGCGGGCGGTCGTCTCCAAGCAGTACTCGATGAGGCTCTTGTAGTAGAGGGCAAGCGCCTCCTGCTCCCGGCCCACGGGCGCGAGCAAGTCGAAGCCCTTCTCCTTCAAGGCACAGATACGGGAGCGGGTGCTGCCCACGGCGCGGGCTGCACCCTCGTCAATCCAATCGCCCCCACGGGCAACGGAGAACGAGAATCCCTCAATGCCGTTGACGGCAAGGGCGACATTGCACATGCCGCTGCCGAAGGAGATGGCGAGGCCCGAGAAGCCCTCGTTGGCCGTCTCGGAGTAGATAATCGCCATAGCCTCGTTGGAGGAGATGGCCTTGTAGCCGCACTCGGTCACAATGCGCTCAAAGACGCCCCGGTGGTAGACCACATCCCGGTCCTCGTCCACGGGCGCAGCGGGCACGCAGAAGTAGCAGACCTCGTTCGGCTCCACGGGGGCGCCGAGGACATTCTTGACCATGACCCCGAGGACTTCCAACGCTTCGACTTCACCTGCGGCCACCAAGCCACGGGACAGAGGGCGACGGGCCTCCCGACCAAAGACGTTCGCCATTTCCATAGCGGCGTCACCGATGACGACGATGTTCTCACCGCGCTCAATGTAGGACACGCCGCTCAACTTGAGCATCTTCTTGGCGCTGATGTCGAGGTCGAGGAAGGCGTCTCGGATGCGAGAGAAGTCCACCTTGCCGCTGCGAGAGCGAGCCGAGACAATGTTCATTGTCCCGAGGTCGAGCCCGACCCCACGGTTGGGCTTGGTCTTGTCGCTCTTGTCGGTGCTCATTCGGGGGTTCCTGTGGTCTTGCGGGTGCGGGTCTTGCGAAGGGCAGACGCGGCACCGGCAAGGTCGCCCGCGTCCGTAGCCTGCGCCGTCACTTGAAGGTCGGTGGCCGTCTCGGACGAGACGATACCCGAGGGAATGTAAACAGGTTCTTCGGGGCCGCTCACCAAGGCCCGAGAGCCCCCACCTCCCGAGCGAAGGGCGCCGCCCACCTGCTGCGAAAGAGCCTGCGATACAGCGTCCGCCACGGCCCGCGAGAGGGCTTCCTCATTGAGAGGCGCGCTGCTTGCAGGTGCAGTCCGCTGCTGCCCGAGCGCGGCCACAAGGCGGTCGGCCAACTTGTCCACGGCTCCTGCGACGGCCTGCTCAATACGCGCGTCCAGTTCTTCGACGGGAACACCCCCCTGCACAACCACGGGTACAGGGCCGCTGGTCGGCACTCGGGGCGTGGTGCCCTTCCGCGCAAGGCGGAAGGAGGGGGGTGGCGGACTTCGCATGGCGGAACACCTCTGCGCTGATACTACCGACACGGCGCGAATGTCACGCAAAGCCCGAAGGCAAGCAGACTTGGCACCGCTGTCGGCAGGCACCCACGCCACTTGGCCTCGGCGCAAGGAGAGGCCGAGGTCAGGCATTTCTGCGCGGTCAGCCATGCACTCCACGCGCAGTTCGGTCACGCGCAGTTCGGTCATGTGAAAATGTCTCCGTTGGCAATGAGGGGCACAATGACCTTCTCGCGGATAATATCGGCGGCTTTGGCCCGACCCTTCGTTATGCCTCGTTCAAGGAAGGTGTACTTCAAGAAGCCGGGGTGAACCCAAGCCGCGTTCGGCAGCACAACACGGAACACCACCTCACCGTCCAACTCCACGAGGGGCACCGTCTTGCCAACCTTCGACTTGAGGGTGTCCATGACGAAGGGTGCTTGGTCCTTGGGGTCGCTGCTGATGAACCTGTGGTGGTACGGGTTGACCGTGTGCAAGCGGTCGCCCACGCGCTTCTTGCGCTTACCTTCGGCCAAGTAGAACTCAACGCTGCTCTTGCCGCCGACCCGCACTTTGAGCATCGCAAGAAACGCCTTCATGTCCCGAATGTAAGCAGGCGTGTCTCCACCGCCGTCGCGGGTGGGCTTGTTCATGTACTTGGCAATCTCGATACGCGCCTCGTGCTTCACCGAATCGAGGATGGTCTTGCCGATTTCCTCCAACACCTCGGGGGTCAAGTCCACGGGTGCGCCGTCCCCGCCGAACTTCTTCAAGAGAGGGCGACCGTAGACCCTGCGGCCCTTGGGTTTGAGGCTGACCTTCATGGGCCTTTGCCCCCGTACATGATGTTCGCCCACACCGGAGTACGCCCGCGAAGTTGGCGTCCTTCGGGCACTTTCGGGACATTGGTGCCCATAGGCGTGGCTTGGTAGTCATAGCCCACGGGGAACGGGTCGCCCTCGGCGCAGGGGCTTTCGGGACGCTCGTAAGCGTTCTCGGGGTTGGTGTAGCGCGTCTCGGGCCACGGCAGGGTTTCCAGCCCCGTGAGCGGAACGCAGTACCGAATGTCCTTCTCGTCAAGGTTCCCGATAGAGAACGCCTGTTGCAAGGTGTAGCCCCGCACCTGTGTGCGGCGCACGGGGCCGACGCTGAACCTCTCGCCGTTCTGCTTCACAATGAAGTCCCGCTGCGAGAGCATGGGGCGCGGGCCGGTCCACACCTCGTAGGTGTTCTCCAAACGACGGCCCATTGGAGTCTGCGTGACGCGGCGTTCGCTCTCGTCGGGGGCCACGATAATGTCAATAGGGCCTTCGTAGCCGCCCAAGAAGCCGGTGCCGTAGCAGCACGAACAGTAGTTGTAGGGCTGCTTGGCGAACGCGAACACCGCCACATCCCATTGACAAGGACAGGGTACGCCCGTCACCCGGCGAATGAACAACTTGACCCGCTCGCCACCCTGCTCCAAGATCCAACGGTTCCGGCGAACGGCCTCCGTCCAAATGTAGTCGGTCTTTTCGCTGTTGAGCGCAGACAAGGGCTCCGAGTACCCGAGCGGGGTTTCGACCAAGCCCGAAGGTGAAGTCCCCGTGGGGTCCACCGCAACCGTCGTGAGACGGTAGAACACCTTGGAGTTCGCGTCGAGCGAAGTCACGAGGTTCAGCCGCGAGTAGCGGTAGGACACCGTGACCACCGAAGTACCGTCAGGCTTCGGGACCGGGGGGTAGACATAGTTCTCGGTCGCAGGGTTCCACACCGGGTCGGGGTCGAGGTCTATCTCCCCCGACTGCCCCAAGACCCGCGAGACAGGGGCCACGCGCCCGTCCACCGTCACAAGCACATCGGCGGGTGAGTTCGCGGGCACCGCGTCCCCGGCCTCTTTCACGAGGGGCCGGTGCCGCGTGCGGAGCCGCCACAGGTTCAAGTTCGGGGCGTCACCCTTGTAGACCCACCCCCAAGACCAATCAACAACCTCGTCCTCTACAAGCACAATGTCCGTGCGGTCGCGGAAGAAATCACTCCCGACAGGAACCTTGTTCACGCGGAAGTACGGGCCGCGCTCGCCCGTGTCCGAGCGGTAGACATTGACCCCAATGATGTTCCACCGAGAGTTCGACTTCCCCAAGCAGGGGACACCGTAGCCTCCCGAGGTCTGACTTCCCGAAAGAGTGAGGGCCGCGTCGTTCGTCTCGACCATGACGCCGTTGCCCACGCTCCCGTCAATGGCTGCGTAGAGGGTCACGACATTCTCGTAGGCCGAAGCGGTGACGAACCCGACCGAGTTCGCCTTGTCGTTGATGGCTGCGGCAATGCTCTGCGCCGTCTCGTAGGGGCTTGCGCTCACCGCGAAGTCCATGCCCCCCGACGTGCGCGTGGTAGCCGCGTAGAGGTACTGCGTGGCGAGCAAGATGTACGCCCCGTCACCCCCGCCCGAGAGTGTCCCCCCCGAGACAACCACCGTGGGTGTGGCCGAACCGAGCGTGACCAAGTTGCCCGTTGCCCCTTCGGTACGCGCCGTGAGAGTGACCGCACCCCCCACGGACGAGGCCGCAACGACCCCGCCCGAGTAGAGCGGGCTTGAATTGACGGCTGCGGCGAGGTTCGCAGCAACGGTGGACACGGAGGCCGAAGAACCGTTGAACTGATTGGCCCCCGGCACACCTGCGACCGAGTAGAAGGTCGTGCCTTGAATGGTGACATTGGCCCCCACGGGAACGGGAGCCGTGACCACCGTAAGCGTGCCTGTGGCGGCACTCCGCGTCACGGGCATCCCGACCACCGTGACCGTAACGGAAGCCCGCACGCTTGGCGTGGCAGGCCCCGTGTTCAGCGTGGAGGGGTCGTCCCACCGAATGTCGAAAGCGTTGCCGGTGAACGCCGACATGACGGTGCCGTTGGCAGGTGCGAAGGGGAACTCCCCCGCCGTAGGCGTCCATCCTGTCGCCGTCATGGTTCAGCCTCCTGCGGGTTGGGGCACCGCCTCTGCGTGCCCGTCCTCTCCGATACGCCAAGGGGTGCCCTCGGGAACACCAAGGCGGCGAGCCTCCTCGGTGAGAAGACGCGCCGCCTCTGCGTCAAGGTGCTCGATTTCTGCAAGGAGGCGCGACTTGTGGACTTCGACGCGCCCGACCTCGGAGGTGAGGTCGCGCACCCGTGCTTTGAGCCGCGAGACGGCATTGAGCACCTTGTTGTCCACCTGTCCGTAAGTCGAGGGCGTGTCCGACATGAAGTTCTTCTCCTGCCGGACACGCTACCCGTACACTACGGGACGCCCGCCTTCGCACGCATGTCGGCCAACTCCTTCTCCCACCCGGTCGGGCGGTCGGTGTTGAGGCGACCGATGTAGAGCACCTTGCCCTTCGACGGGTTGAACGAGCGGGCCAAGAAACCCCCCTCGCTCTCGGGGTCCACTTCGACGCGCTGCTGCGGGAACATCTGGAAGTAGACCTGACCCGCTTGATTGAGCCGCGCATTGAACAGGTGGCCCGTGTAGTAGTTCATGGACCGCTTCTCGCCCTGACGGGCACGGCCCATGTACTGCTCAACCACGACCGCCTGCTCCTCCTTCACATCGGCCTCGGCGTCCATGTAGTAGACCATCTCCACCGCCACGGAGCCCTCCATGACGAAGGCGGGGGTGTACTTGAACAGGCCGACACCACGGGGCTTGAGCGCACCAATGAAGCGGACGGGCTCGGACGGGCCGCTGTCCATCTTCACGAGGGCGTCCTGCCCCTCAACGGTAACCACCGTACCAATCTTGCCGTTGAACTCGATGTACGGGCCGGAAGTCGCCTCGTCCTTGTGCTTGTCCTTCTGGACCTTCACCCGGTCACCCGGTTGAAAGCGCGGACCTTCACGCTTCTGAATGGGGGGCTTGATCTCCATGCGGAGCGTGCCCTTCACGAACTTCACAATCTCGGCCTCGGACATAGGAACCGGGTCGGTGTTGACCACCCACTCCACGAAGTCCTGCGTCTTTTGGTTGACGGCGACCTTGCTCCGCAGGGTGTCCGGCGCGAGGAGGGCGAGAACTTGCCGACGCTCCGCGCTGCCCTTCGGCAACTGCGAAGCGACACGAATGAGCCGTTGACGAAGCACGGTGTCGGACATGGGTGAAGTCTCCTTGAAGGGACGGGTAGAGAAACCGGGGGGGCGGATCGAGGGCGTCCACCTCTCTGTGCCGTATAGAACGGCCAACGAACCGGCCCGCCCTTTGAGGAGCCTACCCCATGACGCAAGCCGAGTCTGACTTCGTGGAGGAGTACACCCGCAGCCTGCTCGTGGTGTGGGCCGACCGCTGCGTGCGGGGCTTGGCGCTCGACTTCGATGCGGACACAAGCAGCCCGTATGTCAAGTGCGCGCTCGACAAGGGCTGGCTCACGAAGTCCAACCCACCGCGCGTCTCCGCGAAGGGGTTCACCGCTGCCGCCTCGTTCTTGAAGCGGTGAGGGTCAAGTCATTTCGTAGGGCGCGCTCTCGCCGGGACCACTTGCCCGAGGGTCGCGGGGGCCTTCACGGTAGGTGACCTTGACCCCGTGACGCTCCAAGTAGTCGGTGCCGTCCGTGCCGCCTGCGTAGCCACCCCGCACGACCACGACTTCACACACCCCGGCGTGGTGAAGAAGTTTGGCACACATGAGGCACGGCTCGCCCGTCACCACAAGCACGGCCCCCCGAGTAGGTGTGCCATTCGCCGCTGCGTTGCAGACGACATTCGCTTCGGCATGGTGGCACCCGACCTCCATGCGTGTCCCCGACACGACTCCGAGCCGGTCGCGCTCGCATACGGTGTCGGTGCCGCACAGGTGCGAGCCACCCCGAGGCGCACCGTTGTAGCCGTCCGCGAGCACGACATTGCGGAGCGGGTCAAGGAGTAACGCCCCGAACTTCCTGCGCGGGCAGTTGCTTGCCTCCGCGAGAATGAGGCATTGACGGATACGAAGGTCGAGGTGCTTCGGGTTCACGCTGAAAAACTCTCCCGTGGGGGCTTTCGCCATAAGCGGGTCAAGCGTACCCCATGTGTCACCCCAACATGGAGCCCCAAATGACCACCCCCGCCACCGTCGCCCTCACCGCCGCCCCCACCGCCGCCGCCACCGAGGCGGCGGGCCTCGTCCTCGACGCGCTCGCCACCGCCTTCGGCGGGTGGTCCCAGTTTAGCAACGAGACGGTGGGGGAGGCCATTTTCGGCCACTTCAACAACGGTGGTGTGGCCCGAGCACTCGGCAACACCTCCGACGAGGTGATGGACGCTGCGGCGTCCTTGATCGCGGAGCGGTGGGAAGACTGCGGGGTGGAGTTCGCTCCCACCCGCATCGAAATTGCGGCGGGCTTCGCCGCCGCCCGCGCCCGCGTGGAGGGCGCGTGAGCGTCACCTTCGCCGCGACCGGCGCACCGTGCGAGTCGGTGCGCCGCCCATGCTCGTCCCCGAGCATGGGGCTGACCTGCACCGCAGAGGAGCGGTGCGGCTACTGCGAGGACGGGCAGGAGTGGGCGGACGAGTACGCCGTGCCGCCCGTGGACATGACCAACGCTATGGCGCGGGTGGTGTTCGACCTCCTTGCCATTGAGGGCGAGAGCGAGCACGGGTTGGTCGGCTCCATTGAGCACGCTGCCCTGCCGTTCCTCTTGCAGCGGTGCATGGTCGTGCTCGGAAAGGAGGGTGTGCGCGTCCCCCACCTCTCCGAAGGAGGCGAAGCCCCCCGCACCGTGCGCGTGGGAGTGTGTGAGGACGGGCTTCCGGCTATCACCACGGGGCCGCGCGTGTTCATGGGGGCCGTGGAGGACGAGCGAGTGGTGCGCTGCGTATCGCAAGTACGGGACTTGCTCTCCACCTGCGCCCAACAGGGCTGGGGGGTGTCGTGGTCTTGACCGCCCGCGTAAGAAGGAGGCATGAGAACACGGACGCTCGCCGTGCGGGTTCGCGCCTTGACAGGCGTGCGCCTCTACGACTGCATCCTCGCGGTCGAACAGACCTCCGAGGCATTGCCCGACGACGAGCGTGTGCAACAGGCCGTGGAGTACCTGCGGCGAACCATGAGGATGACATGACCCACGAGGAAACCTGTGACCTGCTCATCCGGCTCGGGGGGAAGGAGTACACCGACCGCACCAAGCCCGAAGGAACGCGCTGCTTTGGCATGGCACGGCTCGTGGGCGCACCCGACTGCGCGTGCAACGACAAGCCGCCGAGCGTGCATGTGAACGCCTACGCGGACTTTCGACACCCTTCGACGGGAGACAAGTTCGACGGGTCGGTGGAGTTCGATGTGGGGGGCGAGGCGGGTGACGGGCGTTGGCTCCGAGCCACCATCTACTCGATAAAGCGCGAGGAGGTTGAGGAGGTGCTGCCCACGGTCGAGGCTGCGGCTCGGGCTATGTGGTGCGCGTTCGTGGACGCCATGAAGTCCCGTGAGCACTTGTCACCCCGTCGCCAAGAGCAGGACGAGCCGTGAACCGCTTGCCCCACTTGCTCGGCAAGTTGCCCGAGCGGTTCCAGTGGTCGCTGCACAACCTCGTGGCGCACCCGCTTTCAGAACTTCTGTTCCAAGTCGGGCTGCGCCGCTGGTCCGACAGGGTTCACGACCTCACCGTTCCCGAACACGAAGCCGGAACAGGGCGTGGATGAACCAAGAGGCTTTCGCGGAGAGGTGTTCGTGCGTACTCCGAGTATGGGCAAATCCCCCGTCACCGTCGTGTCCCCCGACGCCCACCTCGTGAACGAGGCGGGGCAGTACGAGTGGTCTGTCCCCCGCGTGGCCCGCGCGTGGGACATGGCCCGCGCACACCTTCGGGCGGTGCTGCCCGACGCCGAGCGGCTCGTGCTCATGGTCGGCATCCCCGGCGCGGGCAAGAGCACTTGGCTCGGCTCCCACGGGGAGCAGGGCGCGGTGTACTTCGACGCGACCCTCTGCGGAGACAAGGCGCGGGCCGAGTTCGTCACGCTCGCCCGCAGCATGAACAAGCCCGTCGAGGTTGTGTGGCTCGACACCCCGCTCGCGGTGTGCTTGGCCCGCAACGCGGCCCGCACGCCCGACAGACAGGTGCCCGAGGAGACGGTGCGAGGCATGGCCGACAAGTTGAGCCGCTTCCCGCCCCATGTGCGCGAGGGGTTCGCCCGCGTCACGCGGGTCACCACCCCCCCTACCGCTACGATGCGGGGGTAGGAGCAGGGGGGGTAGGAGCGGGAGGGGCCACGAGGTCTTGCAGGAGTGCGAGGTTCGCAGCCCCGACATGGCGCTTGGCCTCCTTCCCGTCGCGGAACAACACGAGCGTCGGGAGTGCCCGCACCTCGTAGGTGGTGGCGGCATCGGGGTGGGCTTCAATGTCCACCTTCAAGATGAGAAGCCGGTCACCGTGCTCGCGGGCAAGAACTTCCAAGTGGGGGGCGAGCGCACGACACGGCCCGCACCACGGAGCCCAAAAGTCCACGAGGACAGGTACGCCGTGGGCCTTTGCCTCACGGACGACCTTGCGGAGTTCTTTGGTTGCGGTTCCTGTCGCCACGGTCTGCCTCTATCCGTCTACCCGAGAACCCTTGAACTCACGAGAGCAGTTGGGACAGGTGGTCGGCATGTCGGAGAGCCTCCAACAACCCATACCCCGTTCCCGATGTAGAGGCTAAAAAACTACACGAAGTTACGGGGCGACAAAACCCCCTTTCCGACATAAGGGCCGAAGGCACTACGCACGCCGCGTCCGAAGCGGGGCTGCTGCAAGCCGCGCAAGAACTTTGTCGTGCGTGCCTTGGCTTCCGTCATTTTGTCCCATTGTTCCTCGGCATTTCGCTTCAAGTCCATGTAGGACGAGGTGCGCTGAATGTCGAGGGAGATGCCGCCAATGGAATACGAGAACTCGTTCACAGTCCAGTTGTAAGCAAGCGCCTGTGCGGCGTTCACCAAGGCCCCCCACAGGAGAGCCGCACGCCACGCGGGCTTCTGCGAGCACACCATGTCCACCGTCCGCAGTTCTTCCGTCTCGGGCGGGTGGAGGTTCCACTTGTCGAGAGCGATGGTGAGGTAGTCTGCGAACTCCTCGTCCGTCCACACATAGCCGAACACTTGGTTGTAGCACCCGATGGTGCCCTCACCCTCGGGGGGTCGGAAGCGGTAGTTGCGGTCGGGGTTGTTGTCGCGGGTCATGACCCGCATCTTCCGCACGAGGTCAGCCATGCAGCCTGTCATGGTGTTCGTGCTCGTCTGCACCTGCGAAGAAACGACACCGAACTCCTGCACCGCTCCTGCTTGCGGAGTGGCCGCCGTCTCTTGGAACAACCACCGAATACGGTATGTCCCCGGTGCGGCTCCCGCAGGAACTTGCAGGGCTGCGTAGTATTCACCCACCGCCGGGTTCACGGGCGTCCGGTCAGGTGGCCCAATGAGAACCTCTACACACGAGGTCGGGTCCACATAGTAGACGGCGTAGGTGATGGTGTAGGCGTTCGCGGGGTTGCCCGCCGAGTTCGTGAGGTAGATGTCCAAGTCCCCACGCCCAAGCACCTGCCCCTGTTGGTAGACGACGCTCATGGAGTGCTCCTTCGGGTCAAGTAGGGCGGGTCAAGTAGAGGGCGGGTCAAGTAGAAGGGGGCCGTTCGCCACGGTCATTGAAGGTCAGCGCCTTCATGGTCTTGATGGCTTGCACGAACATGAGCGGGGCGACTTTCGCCGTGTCGGTGAAGTAGGCGTTCCGCAAGTCGCGCATGACGAGCGGGCCTTGGTCGTCAAACAAGAAGAACACGCGCCCGCCCTCGCGCTCGGTCCCTTGAAAGGACACGCCCGCCACTTTCAAGTAGGCGGCGTAGTAGAGGTCGGTTGTGCGGTACATGGGTTCCATGAAGTGCGGGCACCTTGGTAAAGAAGTCGGGCCTCGGCGGGTCGCTTCACGCTACCCGCCGAGGCCCGAGGAAGCCCCTCAACCCCAAGCGGGGAGGCTCGCTGGTTAGGCGAGCGTGCCGTCGTCGTTGTAGACGGCGAGGGCCGCGCCGGTCGTGCCGAGGTAGTCGAACGCGGACGAGGTGAACACGGAGAGTTGCCCGCTCCCGAGGGAGATTTGGAACGCGCCCGTGTCGTAGGTCGAGAGGTAGACACCACTCGTGAAGGAGCCGAGGCCCGCAGGAGCGGCCTCGTTGCCGACCACGCTGCCTGCCGGAAGAACATACTGCCCACCCGCGAGGATTTGCAGGATGTCGGCAATGGCACCGTCAGAGGGAGCCGTCGCCAGCCCCGTGCCCGCGCCCGCGCCCGCCGCGATAAGGGCCGCGTTCACCGCCGCGACGGTGACCGCGCTACCCGCGTCGAGAAGTGCCTCGATAGCAACCGCCGTCGCGTTCGCCACGGTGACGGTGATGGTCACGGCGGTTCCGGCGTCCGTCACATGGTCGAGCAGGTAGGCGGCGAGGCCCGAGTACTCGGCAACCGTCGCGTTCGCGGACAGGGCCGCAACCGTGTCCGTGGAGAAGCGGTTGATGTACTTGGTCTGACCGATGGGGTCGTAGATTTGGTTCCGAAGGGAGGTGTTCGGAACGAGGTCGAGGACTTGCAGGACACCGTTGGGGATGTCCGTGCGGCGCATGGCAATGAACGGCATGGGGGTGTTCTCCGAAGAAGAAGGGTGAGGGGAGGCTTCCTACAAGCGGCCCTGTATTGACGGACTACCGGGAGGGGAGGTCAAGCGTGCAGGCCATTCACGACCGCCGCAATGACGGTGAACGGGGTGGTGCCACCTTGGGCTCGCACGAACAGTTCCGAAGCACCGGCTTGCCAAAACGGGACCGAAACCACGGGGGCGCCCGCACCCGTAGGTGGAATGGGCGTTTCCTGCAACCCCTGACCGAAGGACACATACAGGGTGTTGACTGCGCCCGTGTTCATGATTTGCAGTTGGTCCGCGAACTGTGGCAGCACGAACCGCATGGCCCCCGGCGGCGGGTAGTTGTTCGCGCCCGCGCCCGACACGTCCGGTGCTGTGCCATTGAGCACGAGGCTGCGCCGGTTCGTCCAGAAGAAGTCGCCGGGAGGCACCACAAGAATGGGGCCTGCCGCGAGCAGCGTGCCCGCAGAGTTCCGCTCTCGCACCCGCAAGAAGGTCGTGTAGGTGTCGCCGGGGATAGTGGCCGAGGCGTAGTCCACCGGGGCGAACTGCACGCGGGTCAGCCCCCGGTTGCTCTCCTGCACCGCGTTCACCCGTGACTTGCGGAGGGTGGGCGACGAGAAAGAGCCATTCGCAGGCACCTCAAACATGGCGGTAACGCCCGAGAAGGCCGCGTCGAGGGACAACGCCGCCCCAAAGGAGTAGGACTGCACACCCGCCGTCGTGCGGACGGCAAGGCTCACCACTCCCGGTTTGCGCTCAATGAGCAGGGGACAGGGTTCCACGCGGGGCTACCTCCGTGCCCCCTCGCGGCGGATAGATAGCCTAACGCACCTCACGAGGTCGAAGGCTTGACCTTCTCCGTTGCGGCCATGCGCTCGTAGCCGCTCGCGTCCTTGCCCTTGTCCTTCGCCAACTTCGCAGCGTCGGACCACGACTCGGTGCGCTCGCCTTCCACATTGGGAACGAGGCGTGCCGGTGCGCCGTGGTTCGCCGCCTGACGGGCCGAGAGCCGCTTGTTCTTCTCGGCCATTTGAGAGTTGATGCGGTTGGCTTTGCCCGGCCAGTCATCTCCGACGAGGTTGAACATGGGCAAGGAAACTTGCTTCTTGGCTTGGGCTCCGCACTCGGGGCACGACTGCGGCTCGTCGTATTGCGCGATGGGGAGCCTGCGGTCGAACTGGTGCCCGCACGCGGGGCAGTTGTAGCCGTAGATGGGCATGGGGAATAGAACTCCGTTTGTTGACGGGTGGACGCTACCCGCCGTTCGGAGGCTGCACCGCCCGGTCGAGCGCGAAGCAAAGCACGACGACAAACGCTGCCGTAGAGATGGCCCCACAGGCGAAGCCGGACAGGAAGGTGAGCATGGCCCACCCCTACCCGTAAAGAGGGGTGCTACCCCCCCGCGTCGAGGACGGGAACCCACTCGGTGTCGAGCACCCATGCCGGAAGGTGATTCTCCGAAGCCACCCGGTACTTGTTCTTGCGTGCGAAGGAGAGCACTCCTGCGACATGCTTACAAATCCGGTTGCGGGCGTCGGGGTCTTTGACCGAGGGCTTGCTTGCCGTGCCCACGGGCTTCCCGTACAGGTACTTCTGAACCTTGGCCCAATGCTCGGGGCCTTGCCACCGGAAGAACTCGCAGGTGCAGGACACCTGCACCTGCCCCTTCTCAATGTACTTGGTTGCGCCCTTCACGACAGCCTTGACCTTCACGGTGTAGGTAGCACCCTTGCTACCGGAAACCGTGAACGCCCAAAATCCCTTGTCAGGCCGCGCCCGCTTCAACTTGGGCACAATGCCCTTGCCACGAACCACCACGGCGGGGTCGGTTGCCGAGAGCAGTTCTGCAATGGTCACGGCGACCTTGTGGCGCGCACCGGAGCCAAGGGACGCCTGCATGTAGGTCGCGTCCCCCGACCACATTTGCCCTTGCCCGTTGGGCACGACGCGGGACGAACCTGCGGGAACATTGTCCGTGTGGTTGTCAGGCATCTGACTACCACTTGGCAAGCCCTCCTTCTCGTCAGGCTTGCGCTGATAAGTCCCCGGCCCCACAGCCGAATACTGCGTGTTGGCTCCCGGTTGGTCTGTCTCCTGCTTCGGGTTCTCCTTGTCGTAAAGGATGAGGTCACCCGCCAACTTGCGACGGGCCACCCGCGTCACAGCGTCGAGAATGTCCTCGCCCTCGGGGGCACGAACCACGAGGTCGAGCACGCTGCGGAGTTCACCGGGGTCCGCTTTGGCAAGTTCTCCTCCGTCGAGCAGGCGGCGACACCGGGCTTGGAAGTCAGGGGCGTCAGGGTCGTGGTCAAATAGCACCGCGCACGCCTGCACGGTCGCCTCGTCCAACTCCTCGTAGGCTTCCACCCCGAGCGTGGTGTCAATGAGGTCGAAGAAGGCGTCCTCGCCCTCGTCGTCGTAGAACACCGCCGCTTCCAAGAACACGGGCAAAGGCAGCGTGCCCTGCTCGGGGACTTCGGTGGCGTCCTCCACCTCGTAAGTGAAAGTCACCTCGCCCGTCTCGGGGTTGATGTTGTTCACATACGCAGCGTCCATGCTCGGGGCGAGCGAGAAGCCGACACTCTGCCCGACCAAGAGCGACCCGCCCGTGTCGAACTGCGCCTGCTTGTCCCGCTGCGCCTGCTCACGCTCCCGCCGGTCCTTCTTCACTTGCTCCTCGGTGCGGAAGGGCCTGCGCTTGAACCGCTTGGGGTGCTCCCGCTGCTGCTCCCGCTGCCGCAAGCACATGGAGTTGTGCTTGCAGAACTTGTGGTAGCGAATGAGGGCTTTCTTGTTTTTGAGGCTGCGCTGCGCCTTGTACGCGCGGTTGTCCTTGCGCTTCTTCTGCGGGTTCTGCTTGTGCTGGAAGGTCGGCTGTGTCGTCGTGGTCTGCCACGCAAGACGGCGGTGCATACTCGGGTGCTTCCGGTAGTGCCGGACATTCGCCTTGTGCTGCGCGTTGTTCTTGTTCCGCCTGCGCCAAGCGCGGCTCCGCATCTTGATTTTCGTGCGGTTCCGCTGATAGTACTGCCGCGACTTGGTGCGGGCACGCCCCCGCTGCTTGCGCGTGCGAACACGCCGCCGCTGGTAGGCTTCGACCACCCGAGCGACCATCTCCATGAAGGCGGTCTTGGTCAGAAACGCCGTCATGGTGCGCCGCGTGACGCCCGCTGTATCGTCCTTTGACGGGTTGCCGTACTGGTCCCCCTCCACCCCCTTGGTGCGAGGGCGCTTGTCAATGTCGTTGTCAGGGGTGTTGAACTCAAACCGCTGTCGAATGTCCCGCCCGCCGCTGCCGGGGTGTGCGGAGCCGGGGGGCAGAACACTCTCCTTCTCCCGGTCAATGTCGGTGGGCAGGTTGAGTTTCGACTTGTCCGAGACAACCGTAGAAATGCCCGGCACGGCGCTCGCCGCGTCCTTCACATGGCGGGGCACGAGTTCACCGGGGTCGGACGGGGGTTCGGCTTGCCGGTCCAGTAGGTCGTCACGAGCGTAGCCTGCCGCAACTTGCGCCCCTTGGGGTCCACACCCACCGCGCGAGCGGTGAACACCACGGTCAGCCCCGTGGGGGAGTCCCACCGAATAGGCTCCCCTCGGTCGAGGTCTTGCTCCCACGCCTTCCACTTGGGCGAGTTGGTGGACTTCTCCTTGCCGTAAGCCTCGTGGAACTTGAGCAGCGCCGCCTTCACATCGGCCACCGACACGGCGCGTTGATCCATGCGAAACTGCACATGGGCGGTCAGCACGAGGCTCTTGAAGGGGGTGCCGTCCACCCCCTTCTCACCTTCAAGGGAGTAGACCTTCGACGCCTCTTGGTTGTCGAGGTCGCCGCCGCTCTCCACATCCTCAATGAGTTCTTCCCGCACCCTCGGGTTCCGCACCCGGTCCTCAATGCGCCTCATGACTTGGCACGGCCCGCCGGGGACGCCGAGAGGCGGGGACAGGTCCGCCCGCCGTTGTTGGGCGTAGCGCCGAGCCACCCGCTGCGCCGCCGTCTCGGGCTTCGGCGGGGGGAACGGGCTTTGGGCCTCGTCCGAGACAAGGGGGAACGCCGCGTCTTGCATGGCGTAGTCCACCTTGTACCTGTCGGTGAGGGGGATGCGGTCGCGGTACTGCTTCTTCCCCACCGAGGCAAGCGCGTAGTTGAGCCGGTCGAGGTGCCGCTCAAGGTTCTGCAAGTGGCGCGGGAAGTCCACGATGATGTCCCCGGCCACTTCGTACAGGTGGTCGCGCTTCTCGGACGCCTCCACGAGCACGAGCAGCCGGTTCACCATCTGCCGCAAGCGGTGCGCCTCCAACGAGGCGTTGGTCGCCCCTTCGGTGAGGAGCGACCACGCGAGGGGTGTACCTGTGCTTGCGGACTTACGGGGCACGGCTACCGCTCCTTCTCACACGCCTACGGTGTGGTGGGGGATAGCCGCGCCACCGAAAGAGCCTACTCCCCGTAGAGCGCCTTCATGATGCGCTTGCGGACGGGGGGCGTCTCAATGGACAGAATGGCGTTGAGAACCGGCATGTTGCCCTTGTACTTGTCGAGGGCGGTCTTGGCCCGCACCATCCAGTTCTCCTTCATGTCCCACGAGAACCCCGGCACGAACTGTTGAATCATCTCGATTTTGGCTTGGACGATGGCCTCGGGCGGCACCTCGTCCACGACGGTTTCCTCCTGCTTCTCGGCGGGGAGTTCGATAGCGGGGGCCTCCTGCTTCTCGGAAGTCGCGGTCTTGGTGCCGACCTTGCCGATAACGGTGCCCTCCTCCATGCCGCCGACCGAAGAACTGCCCACGAAGGTCTTGGCGCGGGTGTCCATGTCCCGGTAGTTGCGGGCGCGCGTGTCAGGGTCGGTGGTGCCCGGATCGGGCACAGAGGACGAAGCCGCGTCGGGCAGAAGTTCGTCCAGCGTGTCTCCCACCCGAGGTTCCTGCACATCCCCCGTAGCCGTCTTGACGACGAGGCTCTCCAACTTGCGACCCGTGAGCGGGTCAAGGTCGCGTATCACGCGCTGATCGTCCTTGCCCACCTCAATGGCCCCGGCACGCGCAGGGGTCTTGAAACGCCCGACCACCACGCCGTCGTCCACGGAGCCTGCTTCCTCCTTGGCGCTCGCAGCCTTGTGGGTCATGCCCGCGTTCTTCGCGGTGTGCGTCTCGGGGGCGTTCGCACCACGGACACGGGACAGGTGGCCCACATCGCGCTCCTCGTCGTGAACGACGGTCTTGGCGATGGGCTTGCGCTCGGGGCCGGTAGGAGCCGCCTTGTGCATCTGCACATTGGCCGGTGCAGGCTTGTACTCGCCCCCCTGCTGGTCAAAGGGAACAAGCCACCCGACCTTGATAGCGGCGACGAGCGTGGGGGCTTCCACCGCTTTGTCGCCCACCTTCATGCTCGTCCCGTCGAAGTGAACCACATCGTCTTTGAGAATGTCCCGCTCCAATCCTCCCACATGAATCTTGTAGATGGCGCGGTAGGCACGGAACGCGGTGTCGGCTTGCATGAAGTTCTCCTGACTGAAAGGAAAGGCGAGAGCGGGTGAAGAACCGTACCCGCCTCACCCGAGCAACAGCACCCGTTGGTCGGTGAGCAGAACCATTTGCGTGGCCGAGGTCGCAATGCCTACTTGGACCGAGGTGAAGCCCGCGCCCGTGGGAGGCGTGTGCGACACTTCGCCCAAAGTCCCCGAGAGGAACACCTTGTCGCCGGGGGTGAGCGGCCCGCCGCCTTCGACCACGGGCACGACGGCGGACCCGCGCATGGAGACAATGGAGACAGGAGCGCCGGTTGCCGCGCTTGTCAACATGAACCCAAGGAAGGTGTAGCCGAGAGTAGCCGCCGAGCACCGCACCACTTCTCCCGAGGGGTTCAGCCCTACGGCCAGCCCCGTAGCCAATGACTCCGAGGCGAGCACATTGGGGAGCGTAACGAAGGCCCCTGTTCCGATAGCGTTGGTGCCACGCGCAACGGGCATGTCAGTTCTCCTCACCACCGTTCGGAAGGTTCACCAAAAACAGCGTATTGCGCGTCGGGGCGGCTTCAACATCCCGAGCAATCCGCTCTTGCACGGTCGCAAGGAACTCCACGGCCACGCGGACGCGGGACACCACTTGGGCGGTGTTGGTGTGCGCCGAGTAGATGCAAAAGTCCAAGAACACCTCATGCTCATTGTCGGGGACAATGCGGAAGGCATTGGCGTAGGTGCCGAAGGGGCTTTCGCCCCCCATTGTCACCTCACACCGGACCATTGCCCTGCTGTCAGTAGGACGGGACATGCGCGCACCCGGTAAGGGTCAGGAAGTCTGTTCTTCGACCCATTGGGCCACAATGTCCGCAAGGTAGCAGAACGCACTCGCCGCAAAGGCGTGAGCAAGAACCTCACCCCCGAGCACGAGAGGGTCGAGGCCCCCTGCTACGAGGTGTCCCGGCAGGCGCAGGAGCAACCAAGTGAGCCACCCTGCATGGAACCCCGTGCAGTAGGGACATGCGAACATGCGCGAGAAGAAGGTCCGCCCCTCCGCGTCAGGGAACAGCGGAAGTTTGCGAAGCAAGGGCACGAGAGGTGCCTTGTCGTTCATGAGCCCGAAGCACAAGCCGTAGGCCGCACAAAGAAACAGGAAGGTCGGCACGGGTCACCTCACTCGTCGTTGGAGCCGCCGAACAGCGTTCCGAAGAAGCCCTTGGACTTCTTTGGTTGCTTCTTGGCGGTGGGGTTGGTGTCTGCTTGCGCCTCGGAAGCCGGGGCGGGAACCGGCGGAAGTTCGGGGGGCGCAGGTGCGGGGGCCACCACCTCAAAGACGGGCGCAGGAGCCGCCGCCTTCTCCTCGGCCACACGGGACTTGCCCTTCGCCTTCTTCTGCTTGGGGGCCTCGGTGACAATGCGGCAGCACGAGGTCTGCGCCGCCTTCTCAAAAATGTCCACCGTGTCGGGAATGTCGTCCCCGTCGCAGTCGAACCCGAGGTCAAGTTGCGTGAGGTTGAGCGCGTCAAGAATGAGTTGTCGCTGCGCGAGGTCTTCTTCTTCGACGGCGGCAAAGCCGTTCATAAGACGGGCCTCAACTCGCAAGAGGCGTTGAATGGCTTCTCCGAGCCCGACACGCATCTGCTTGTTGGCGACAGGTTGGGTAGCGGGCGTAGCCATGTAGCCTCCGAGGTGGACAATACCCATAAACCGAACGGGGATGGAGGGCTCTCACCCCCCACCCCCGCTGGTTTCAGTTCACCGAAAGATCAGAGGATCTTGGCGATGAACTGCGGCTGGAACAGCACAATGGCCTTGCCGCCGGGACCGCCGTTGTGGCTGATCACGAAGCCCGCACGGAACACCGAGGTGCCCGAAGCGGTCGGCGGGGTGACCGAGAGCGCACCACCCGTTCCGAGGAACAGGGGCTTGCCGATGTCCGCGCTGGTGAGGCTGGTGAGAGCGGTGGTCATCTGCACGCCGGGCACGGAGCCCATCTTGATCATGTTGCCCGCAGCACCCGCCGGGTTCTGCGCGATGCCGTGGACATTGCGCTCCAAGTCGGAACCGGCGTTGTTCGCCGCCTTGAAGTAGCGGACCTTGGAGGCACCCGCGTCCCACTTGGCGACAACCGCATCACCCTGCGCCAACGCCTCACCCGCCTCGACATCCAAGCCTGCGGCCTGCTGGAACACGAGGAAGTGCTGCGCTTGAATGAACGCCGAGGAGTAGGTGGACGAGTCGCCCAACTGGATGACGCTCTTGGCCTTCACGGCGATGTTGGCGGTGCCCGCACCCGCGTTCTTGGCCTCGATGGTGAGGGTCTTGCCCGCGGCGTTGTTGGCGCTCATGGTCAGGTCGGTGAAGTCACCGCCGTCGAGGGACAGAACGCCCGTGGTGTCCACGGTGATGCCGCCCGCCGAAGCGTCGATGTCGATACCGCCTGCCGAGGCGTTGACGCGAACCGCGTCCGCGCCCGTACCCGCCGAAGAAGCCACCAACTTCTGCGCGCCGCCGCCCGCCACCGCGAGGGTCAAGTCCTGACCCGAGCCCGTGACGGTGAAGTTGGAGGAGGTCGCCGCGTCGAGGCTGATGAGCCCGCCCGCGTCAACGGTCACATCGGTCGCCGCGTCCATGTCCACGGCAGCAGCCGAGGCGAGGATGAGGTTGCCGCTCGTGGCCGTGGACAGGGTGAGGTTGCCGCCGTCAACCGAGAAGTTGGAGGCCGCACCCACCGCGTCGAGGCTGATGGCCCCGCCGGACTGCGTGTCAACGGTCATACCACCCGTGCCGAGGTTCACATCGAGGGCGGTGGCCCCCGTCGTGTTACCGACCGTGATGGTGCGAGCCGCCGCACCCGTGCCGATGTTGATCCCGTGGGCGTTGGCGTTGCCGCCGATGCTGATGGAACCACCGGAGGCGTCGAGGGTGACGGCGCCACCCGCGTCCATGTCGAGGTTGCCCGCCGCCGTGACGGCGAGAACACCGCTCGTGACCGTGCTGACGGTGAGGTTGCCCCCCGTCACGGTCATGTTCGACGCGCTCGTACCGTCAACGCTGAACGAGGCACCGTCAACGGTGATGGCCCCGTCCGCGTCAATGTCGAGGTCGGCAACGCCCGCACCCGCGTTGGTCGCCGCGATGGTCAACGTGGCGGTGCCAGCGTCGTTCGCGGTGAGCGACAGGTTGGAGGCGGTGCCGGTCGAGTCGAGGCTCAACGCGCCCGAGGTGTCGAGGGTGATGCCACCCGTGCCCGCGTTGAGGTCGAGGCCACCCGCCGCGTTGGAAGCGGTGATGGTCACGGCGTCGGCAGCGGCCTCGCCGCCCGTGATGACCACCGAAGACGCCGTGGCGGTGAGCGACAGGTCGCCCGTGGACACGGTGAAGTTGGAGGCGGCACCGGCACCGATGGACACCAAGTTGGTGGCGTCAACGGTGACTTGCACGGCGTCGGCGTCGATGTTGCCAGCGGCGCCGAGAACGAGGTTGCCGCTCGTGGTGGTGGACAGGGTGAGGGCAGCGCCCGCGACCGTGAAGTGCGAAGCCGCAGCGGCGTTCACTTCGACCGCGCCCGAGGCGTTCACATCGAGCAGGAGCGTGGTGACCTGCACTTCGGCAGCCGACTTCACATCGGTGATGCCCGCGCCGCTCGTCTCCAAGGTGAGGTTGCCCGCCACCGTGAAGTCCGAAGCGCCAACCGCAGCGAGGCTGATGGCCCCGGTGCTGTCGAGGGCAATACCCGCCGTGCCCGCGTCGATGTCGATACCGCCGCCCGCGTTGGAAGCGACGATACGCACCGCGTCGGCAGCGGCTTCACCACCGTCGAGGACGAGGCTCGCCGCCTCGGCGTCGAGGGTCAAGTCCCCAGCCGTGGTGTTGATCTTCGACGCTGCGCCCGCCGTGACCGTGTACGCGCCAGAGGCGTCCACATCGTAGGTGGTAACATCGGCGTCCATCGAGCCGTTGAGGTCGAGGATGGTGCTGATGGACACGCCGCCCGTGGCGGTCACATCCAACTTCTCGGTGCCCGCAACAACAACATCGCCCTCACCAACAGACGTGGTGATGGTGTTGCCGACGATATACGCCTCCTGCAAGGAGGTCTGCGCTGCCGAGTCCCAATCGCCGTTGCCGGTGAAGTCACTCTCGGTGGCGTTCGAGGCGTAGGCCGTGACGAAGGTGCCCTTGCCCCAAGAAGCGCCACCCGGCTCCTTGAAGGAGGCCGTGCCGTCCGCAAACGCGAAGGCCGAGAGGTCCACCTTGTAGGCCGAAGCAGTTTGCGCCGTGCCCGCCGTGAACTGGTTCTGCACGAAGGGGACAGAGCCGCTCGGGGAGGTGCCGCCGATACCCTTGATGGTCACGACGCCAGCCGCAACGCCCGCAACGACGAACAAGCCGTCGTTGTTCACATCGGTTGCACCCGTGATGGCAACAATGTCGCCAGCCGCGAGAGCGGTGGAGCCGCCCGACACGGTGAAGGTCGGGGGGGTAGTGGGAGCCGAACCCGCCGTGAAGGCCGTGACCGTCTCAAGCGTGAAGCCCGAGGCACGGTTCATCGTGACGGTGATACCACCCGCCGAGGGCGTGGTCGTGGTGTTGCCGAAAGCAAGGTCGAGGAACGCATCGCTGATGACGACGTTCTCGGTGTCCTTGCTGACAATGGTGCCGGTGACTTCCAGATCACCCGTGATCTTGGTGTCGCCCGTGATGTCGGCGCCCGCGTCCACCGTCAGGCTGTAAACCCGAATGGTGTCGGTGGCGGCGGCCTTCTCCAACTGACCGCTGTTGAGAACGATCAGGTTCTTGTCCTGCGTAGCCATGTGGACTACCTCTTGGGAGGAATTGTGTGAGCGAAGCCCGAGGGGAAAGCGCGACGGGAGGAGGGGTGGACACTCGCACGGATCGTGTCGTAGGTTGAGCGGCCCGTGCCGTGGTGCCCTTGCCCATATAGGGTTGCATAGGCGGGCAACCGCAGAAGTTTTTGTGCCGGTAGCGGTGCTATGCTCCCGTAGTCGGAAAGGAGTAGAACATGGCCTTCTTGAAGCGCAGCGTGTCCGTCACGGCCCCGAAGTCAACGAGCCTTCCGAACCTCCACGCGCCTTCCGTAGCGGTGGGTGAGGAGCGCGACGGCATGGTGTGGGACGGTGCGACTTGGGTGCCGAAGGCCGCGTGGGAAGCCCGCGCCAAGAAGGACTGACCCAACATGGCGAAGGCGGTCATTGGTCAACCGTTCACTTTCACGGTCCTGTTCCTCGACGGGGCCGGAGATCCCGTTGTGCCCGCCGACCCGACTATCTATGCCTTCTACTTCGTGAACGGCGTCAAGACGGTGCTCGTGCCCCCCGCGACTCCAATGACGGCGGTGCCGGGAGACACGGGGCGGTTCGCTTACACCGTGACCGTCCCCTCGTACCTCTCGGACGCCATTGTGCTCTACGGGGTCATGCAGGGAACGGAGCCCTTGACATCGCTCACAATTAGCGCAGAACAAGAGGTGGACTTGTTCAGCGACACCGGGGGAGGGGCGGGGGCCGGGCTACGGGTATCGTTCGTGAAACCGGGAGTGTGTTAGCCCATGACCGACCTTCGCGCCTACCTGACCGAGCAAATCAACCTCTTGACGCAAGAGCGCGGCGCGCTGCCGCAGCAGTTCGACACGCTCAAAGCACAGTTCGACACCAAAATCGCAGAGGTTGAACAGGACGCCGCAGGGCGCGTGAAGGCAATCCACGACGAGGTGGAAAGCCTTCGCAAGAAGGTGCAGAGCCGTGCCGACTTCCTTGCAGGAGAGGTGGCCGCATTGAAGGGGTTGTTGGCCCTGCTTCCGGCGCAGCCCGTGGTCGCGGCTCCGAGGCCCGCAGCACCCCCGGCACCCTTGACCCCGCTTCCCGTCGAAGAACCTGTCTTGGAGGACAGGTTCGCCTACTACGAGGAGGACGAACTCGACAACGAAGATGGGGGCATGGACGAGGATGGGGGCATGGAACCCGAACCCGAAGAAGGGGACGACGACTTGGCGAACGCCATTGAGAACGCTTCGGACGAAGAAGCCGTGCGCGCCCTGCTCGCCCGCTACAACCGGAAGGCTTGAACCTCGGCCCACACGGCGTCGGCGTCAGCAAAGTTCTCCGAAGCGTCCACGACGAGCACGCGGGTCGTGAGTTCCATGCTCTCGGCCCATTGCTCGTACTCGGCGTGAAGCGCCGCGAGGTAGTCGAGCGGGATGGTCGCTTCTTCGGTGCGGCCCCGTAGCGAGATACGGGACTGCGCGACCTCGGGCGTGGTGCGAAGGTAAACCACTACTTCGGGAGGCGGCGCCGACGCGAGCAACGCCCGGTGCAAGGTCGCGTAGGTGTTCCACTCCCTTGGGGCCAAATACCCCTTGTCGCGGGCCACGGCTGCGAAGATGCGGTCCTCGTGCAAGCACCTGTCGAGCAAGCACGAAGTCCCCGACCGGGAGAAATCGTGTGCCCGCTTCTGTTGCTCATGCCGGACGGCCATAATGAAGGTCTGCGCGTGGTACGCCCACCGCACAGGGTCGGCGTAGAAGTCCGCGAGGTAGGGGTTGTCCTCAACCGGCTCGGGAATGAGGTGAAGCCCACCTCGCTCACATAAGGCTTTGGCGAGAGTAGACTTTCCAGCCCCGATGTTTCCCGAAACGGCGATCAGCACCTTCCACGCCCCCCCCTACGGGACCACCCTACCCACGCGGAAGGTTAGTGGCCGAAGCCCCCTGCCGTCTCGTACTTGGGCTTGCCGTCCCACGGGTAGGCGTTCTGCGAGGTGGTCACCTTCACATACGCTTGGTCGCGGTAGCCCTTCTGCGGGATTTTCTTCAAGACCGCACCCGTGTATCGACCGGGGACCGGCACCACATAGTCAGCGCCGCGCTCGTGTCGGACGGCCTTCGACTCGACTTCGCGGATAAGCACCTGCTTGCCGACGACGCCGACGACCTCGTAGAAGTTGATGTTCGTTTGGTCGTAGCCCCACGACGAATAGAGAATGTCGCCGTCCTTCAAGCCGTGTTGGAAGTCCCGCTTGGCCTGTGCCCGCTCTTGCCGAGCAGACATGGCGGCCTTGCTCTTTTCCACTTGGTCGGCAATGTACTGCTCGCGGGCACTCTCGGACCCGAAGAAGTAGTCCCACAAGGGGCTGTCGCTCTTGCCCGAGTAGACGGCTGCGGCGGGCTTGCCCGACTTGGCGCCGTTGTACCGAATGACGGTGATACCTGCTTCGGGCATGACCTCGACCTGTGCGGTCGGGTTCTGCTCCAAGAAGGAGCGGGGGGTGCCCTTTGCCATTCTCTTTGTGGACGCCGTGAGCAGCCCGAACTCGGAAGGCTGGCCCATGCCTGCTTCGCCCTCGGCCTGCCATGCCGCACACACCATGTCAGCGGACACCGGGAAGTCCCCGAACGCCTTGCAGACATTGCGGGTCGGGCAGAAGTAGGTGCAGGAACCGCACGACACGCCCGGCGCGCTTGCGCGGCTCAACTGCGGCGGGGTCTGCATGGGGTTCCCAAGGTGACCGGGGCACGCAGCCTTCACGGTCGCCACGAGGAACCGGCGCAGAGGAGAGCCGTGAGGGAGGCCCGCCGCCAACTTCGTGGTGCGCGAGGTGAGGCTGTCGGGGTCGGGCGCAGGTGCCGCGAACTCGCGGAGCATGGTGCCTTGCGGGGCTTCGGGAAGGTTCGTGGGGTTGGGGTGGCTCACGGTGCGCGAACCCCCCGAAGGTGCAACGAGGTTCGACACCTCACCCTGCAACTTCTTCGGAAGGTCTTGCAGGGTCAGCCCCGAGAACGAAACGGGAGACTTCCCGAACAAGGGAATGCGAACCACGAGCCCCACGGTGCGCTGCCCAAAGATGCGCTTCCGCAAGTTGTCCACGAGAGCGGCTTCGGCGGCAGGGGTGAGCGCGTCGTCCCCGGCAAGTTCCCACTCGTAGCGGGACTTGGCCGAAGGCGTGGGGTCGGGCGTCTTGCCGAAGTAGGCGACGAGACGAACTTCTTCGGCTGCGGTGCGGTTCATGTGGGCCTACTCGACAAGGAGGTGTGTACCACCCCCTTTGAGTATCGAAGGGCTACCGCCCCCCAACAATGTGCCGGAAATGCGCCACCGCTGCCACCCCAAAAGTGCGAAGGCCGCACACCTCGCGGTGTGCGGCCTTGCAGGAAACCCCGGTAGGAGGCTTACGCGCGGGTGATGGTCAACCGCGTGAGGCCCTTCGGGTTGTAGGCCCCGATACCGATGTTCTCGAACACGGAGAAGCCGATGGTGCGGGCCTTCGGGTCGTCGGCAGAGAGCACGGTCAACTCGGTACGGACGGGCATCCGACCGAACATCTCGGGCTCGCAGCAGACATAGACCGTGCCGACCGGGACGAGACGCGACACGATGATCTGCGCGCCCCAAAGCGTGCCCATGAGGCCCGTCTTGAGCAACTCGCGCTGGCTCTCGATGTCGAGGATGTCCCGACCGAACTTGCGGAGGTCCGCGTAGTCCCGAGCGTTCATGAACACGCGGGCAACGCGGAGGTCGTTCCGCTCGATCTCGGCGTAGGCGTCCGCGAGGACGGCACCGCTGATGGGGGCGACAACCGGGATGTCGGGGTTGAACTGCCCCGAAACCGAGTCGAAGCCGTTGGTGGCGATGGCGTCGAGAACGGAGAACACCCGCTCGTCCTCGGCTGCTTGGATCTGCGCCCGAGCCAAGTCCTGTGCGCGCTCAATGAGGTCGAACCGACGCTCCTTGATTTGCGTGAGGGGGATCTCGGGGTTGGACGCGATCTCAAACAGGGGGAAGATGACGCGGCGGGGCTTGGTGATGGCGACGATGTTCTCGCCCTCCTCACCGACCACGAACGCGGTCACATCGGGATCCTTGTCGTAGATCGGCAGCGCGCCGTCCGGCAGTTGCTCCACGAGGAAGGTCTTGCGACCAACCGCCATGTAGTCACGGCGCAGACGGAGCGGCTGCGTCATCGACGCGGCCAACTTGGCGCGACCCTGCGGAGTGTTGATGTACTCCGAGATCAACTTCTGCTTGACGCTGTTGTTGACAGACATGCTCGTGCCCTCCCGTCAGATGCGCTGGTCGAACACGATCTCGGGCTGCGTGCTGTCAGCAGGCATCCGAAGAATCGCGATGGTGGTAGAGGCGCCAGCCGAGTTCAAGACGGCGGACTGAAGGGCGGTCGTCACGAGGTCGGCGCTCGCGTCGGCGGCACCCGTCCACACCCGAGCGGGCATGAGGTAGCCGTTCAACGAAGCGATGAGCGCGACACCCGAGATGTACGGGAGGTCGCCACCGGCAGCGATTGCGCCGATGGCGGCGAGGGCCTGCGTCTCGTACAACTGCGAGGCGTAGGTGCCCATTGCCGACACATACGGGCCGAGGCCCGACGCGGGGCCGGGGGTGTTCTCGTAGGCGTTGCCAACGGCGTTGTTGATGAACAAGCCGACCGGCGTGTAGTTGCGCGGGAGGCTCGTCGCGGACGCCGTGGATGCCGTACCGCCACCACCGCCTACGGTGATGAGGGTCGAGGAGCCGGGGCCACCAACATAGTTGCTGCCTTGGTCGGGGCGCGCAATGGCGACCGAGCCGGACAGAACGCCGAGAACCGAGGTGTCCACGGTGTCGGAGATGGTGGAAGCGGTGGTGATGATGGGCGGGTTGGTCTGGGTGAAGGCGTCGTCCGTGAGGATGGCGTTCGTGTTGCGAATGCCGACATGCAGCAAGCGCAAAGCCGAGGACGACTCCGTAAACCCACCACTCGCCTGTCCAAGCATAGCCATGATGAACCTCTTGGCGTTGCTCCCTGTTTACAGGGATGGGGTGTTGCCGAAATCAGAGCGGTGAGCGGAACTGCCCCCCAACCCGCAACCACACCCTTCCAAAGAAGTTTGCGGCTGTACCCATGCGGGTTGGTATGCACTCACTATTGACGGAAGTGGGTGCCAAAAACGAACCGGGGGGCGAGAGGTTGTGCCTCCCGCCCCCCGTCAGGGACTTCTCCCCCCGTCAGGGGTTAGAAGTACTTGCTCACATCGGGGGCCGACTCCCACAACTTCGACAGGTCGCCAACCTCGGCAGCCTCCTTCGTGATGCCCCCGAGGCGGGTGGCACCCGTGGACGCCTTGCGGGGCTGCGGGCGAAGGGCAGCGGCCTTCTGCTGGCCCTTCTTGGGCTCGTCGGCTTCCTGCTCCTCCTCCTGCGCCTCGGCGTCGGCATGGCCCTGCTGACCCTTCTTGGCGTACTTCATGGCCTCGCCACCAAAGAGGGACGCAAGAATGGCGTCGTCCTCGTTGCCGCCGTCACCCATGAGGCCCATCGGGTCGGCCACCATGCCGTCGTCGTAGTTGTCCCCGCTCGGGTCAACGAGCATCCCGTCTGCGCCGATGTAGTCGTCGCCGCTCGGGTCAACGAGCATGGCTTCGGCTTCGTCCGCGTACTCGGCACCAAGCACACCGGCCATGCCCTCCTCTTGGAGCATCTCGGCCAACTGCGCCTCAATGGGAGCCTGCTGCGCCATGTTGTGCCGCATGGACTCGACCATCGGGCCAGCGTTGTCGCCCTGCATGGCAAGTTGCTCGGCCATCATGCCGAAGGGCTTGGGGGCCTGCTGCGCCTCGTCCTGCATCTCCTCCAAGAGCATCTCCTCCAAGGACTGCGCCTCGTCCTGCTGCGCCTCGTCCTGCTGCGCCTCGTCCTGCATCTCCTCCAAGAGCATCTCCTCCAAGGACTGCGCCTCGTCCTGCATGGCCTCGTCCTGCATGGCCTCAAACATGGCCTCCTCGGGAGACTTCTGCTGCGCCATGTTGTGCTGCATGAACATGCCGGGAACGCCAGCGGTCAGGAGGCGCTCGATGCGGGCAAGGCGGGCGTCAAGAACGGAAGCCTTCTTGGCTCCCTTCTCCTGCTGCGCCTCGTCCTCGTCCTCGTCGGAGTCGTCGTCCTCGACCTCCTCCTCGACTTCTTCCTCAATCTGCTGCGCGAGGCGGCGCAAGTAAGCAGCCTTGGCGAGAGCGGCCTTCTTGCCACCCTTGACCTCCTGCTGCTCCTCGGCCTGCTGCTCCTCGGCCTGCTGCTCCTCGGCGTCCTTCTTGGCCTGCTGCGCGCGGCGACGGAGGGCGGCCTTCTTGGCCTGCTCCTCGGCCTGCTGCTCCTCGGCGTCCTGCTGCTCCTCCTCGTCCTGCTGCGCGAGACGGGAGAGGGAGGCTTGGAGGGCGCGCTCGCTCATGTCCATGAACGCGAACGCTTGGCTCTCGACTTCGTGCTGCGAAGCGGTCGGCCCGAGCATGGCCGAAGCGAGGCGAACGCACTTGGCGGCCTTGCGCTCCAAGGCGAGGGCAACGCTGCCCTGCTTGGCGATGTAGGCGGGAGAGGCAGGCCCCTCGTCGGGGTACGAGGGGTGCGCCGACTGCGGGTACGGGCCGGGGTTCGGGTCTTCGGCCCACGCAGAAGGATTGCCGTTCTCGTAGGCGTCGGCCTCGGGGTCGGGCTGGTAAGCCGGGGAGGCGGCACCCTCGTCGGGGTAGGCGGGGTGGGCAGAAGCACGGCGCGGGGGAGCATTGAGAGCCCCGCCGCGCTTCCAAGTCAGACGCTCACGCATGGTTGTGTCCTCGGTTGCGGGGGTGAATGCTCCCCTTTCGGGTGAGCAGGTTGCCGATTCGGTATGCGACCCGAAGTTCGGAAGGGGAGAGCACCCTCCGCGCTTGCTTATGACAGGCGCAGAAGTAGTCGTCAGGAGAAAGGTAGTTCGTGGTCGCACCTACCGTAAGGGCCGTGCGATAGACAGACTGTGGAACGCGAAGTCCAAAAGAACGGTCGATTTCCACAAGCCCGTCCACGAAAGCAGCGTCCGAGGATGCTACCCGAAGAAGCGTGTCAACGCTCTTGGCATGGGCTTCACGGGCGAACTTCTGCACAGCGGCCTTGGTTATAGCCGCTTCCTTGATGACGCTCTCGTTCGGGGCGGTCGGGGTGTCGAGAGCCTTCTCGACATTCTGCTCACGCAGTTCCTTCTCCAACCGCTCTTTCACGCGGTTCTTGACCGCCGTGTAGAGTTCGTCCTCCATGTCCGCGAAAGGGCTGGAAGGTTTCTCGGGGGGTTTGGTGTCCCCCTCCCCTTCACCACCCTCGTCGCCACCCTCGTCCCCGAAGTCGAACTGCTGCGCCGTGCGGTGCTCGGACGCAGCGCGGAGGATGTTGGTGCCCCACTCGGCAGGAGGTGCCGATAGCACCTCGGAGAAATGCTTGGCCTTCTCGGGCGAGACGGAACCGGGGTCAAGGATGTTCCGCATGACCGCGCCTGCGAAGGCCGGAACGGCGACCCAAGACGCCTCAATGAATTGAACCCCACCCGTTTCCCCGTGAGAGGAGTGCCCACACAGTTCTGCAATGACCCGCCGCTGCCCACGGGCATCGAAGAAGGTGTTGAGTTTGGAGTACTTCACATGCTCGCAAAGGTCCGTCTCGTCCACCGCGACATTCCCGCATTGAGAGCAAAGCGTGAACTCGCAGGAGCAGCCCATCGAGAGCGTGCTCATCTTACCGCTCTCAATGTCCTGCACGAGTTGGGCGTGCTTGCGGTCGGTCGCCACGAGAATGTCCACATAGACCGAAGGGCCAATGTTGCGGGCCACGGCGTCAATGATGCGGCCCTTCGACTGCTCCTCGATTTGCACATGCTCCAAGAAGTTGTGCGCCCCAATGAAGGTGCGGAACGACTTCATGAGCACTTCGCGGGACCACGAGTCGCCGTTGTTGTTCACAAACTGCGCGCACTCTGGCTTGATGTAGTAGTCGGCCCACTTCCGCGTGACGGTGCGGGAGCCGACCTTCTCGGTGCCCAACTTCACATTCGGCACCGTATCCACATCGACGCTTGCCACAATCGAACAGTGTGTCAACAAGTACCGCTCAGGGGAGAAAGTCTCCCCGAGGATCTCGCCTGCTTGCGCCACGAGGTTCTTTGACGCCGTGGGGGCAGACGACGCCTGCTTACGGATGCCCTGCCACGCGGCCCCCGTGATGCGGGGGTGCATGACCTGCGCGCGAGCGTACTTCATGAAAGCCATGCGTCACCCACCCTCGCGGTCGTGCCCGAGAATGTCCCCTTCCTTGATGAGAAAGAGACAGGCGGGACAGCCGAGCAACCGCTCGCTCACCCCGTTCATGCGCTTGTACACGGTGCGGCGCAAGGGGGAGTCGTCACACTTCGGGCAGTTGTAGCAGCCTGCGTCTTGTTCGGAGCGGGTCAAGCGGTACTTGCGCCCCGGCGCCGACCAGTAGAGCGCGTTCCGCACGAAGCCGTGCGCGACCCGCGTGGCGAGCGCGTCAATGTCGTCCCGCTGCGGGGGCGATGTCGTGGGAACCGGCACCGTGCCCTTGCCCCCCGGCACGCTATCGGTGCGCGGGGGGTTGGCATTGCCATCAGCGTCAATGCGTTGCAGTTCTTCGACGGGATACCGCTTTGTCCCGCCCGTGAACTGCACATCGGCCATGCCGATAGCGGGCCACAAGGCCACAATACGGCCCGACACCCCCGGCCAATAGCCGAAGGGAACGACTACATCACCTACCGCGAACTCGGAAGCCCGTTCTTGGTAGTTGACATAGTTCTGTGCGGTGCGGTGGGTGCGGCTCACGGGCTCGCCTCGCAGCAAGAGGTTCAGCGGGTGAGGTTGAAGCCCCAATCATTCGCAGCCGACGCCTTCTTCTTGGCGCCCTTCTCCTGCTGCTCCTCCTTCTCGGCCTGCTGCTCCTCACCCTTGTTCTTCTTCTGCTGCTCAAGGAACTGCGGAGGAACTTTGCCCTTCTGCTGGCCCTTCTTGGCCGACTTCTTGACCTCCTGCTGCTCCTCCTCCTGCTCCTCCTTGTCGCTCTCTTGCGCGAGGATGATGCCCGCAGCCTTGGTCAGAAGCGAAGCGAGGTGAACGGGGCCGAGTTCGCCCGCCTCCTGCAACTCACCGAGGACGTGGTACTTCTCCTGCGTGAAGTGCCCGTCCATCCACGGCTCGCTCGGGGGCTCGATGATCTCCAACGGGCCGGGAACCTCGTCCCCAATCAAGTTCGGGTCGAACCCACCCTCGCCGTGCTCGACGCTCATGCCCTCGTCGTCGCTGCCCTTGCCATAGGCGTCTGTGGCCTGCCGGGAGAGCGGGAAGTTCGCGGAAGCGGTGCGCTCAATAGCGTCCGACAAGAGGTCGCAACGGTACGCGAAGTCGGTAGCCGTGCGCGTGTCGAGGCCGAGCAACGCGGCGCGCTGCTGGACGACTTGGGCGATGTTGTCGAGGGCTGCGGTGAGGTTGCGCGCCCCTTGGCGGGTGAGACGGGCCATTGGAGAACTCCTGCGGTTTCGGAGGGAATGGGAGTGAAACTGCCCCGCCCGAATGCGGAGCGCAAGGGGGCTTACCATTCAGAGGGTGTATAGAGCCGCTACCGAGAGCGGAGGCGCGTCAAGCGCGTAGCCGGGCACGGTGGGTGACCACACTCGACGGGAACCCGTCTTGGAGGACGAGCCAAGCGCCTTCATGAAGTCTGCCCGCAACCCTTGCAACCAGTCTGCCCACGACTTGCCGGACTTGCTTGCGTCCCCCTTGGGCGTTGCGGTGTCATGAGCGTAGTCCTTGACGGACCTGCTTGCTCGTGTGACCGCCTTCTCGTCCTTGCCGACCGTCTCGGAAACGCAGTCTACGAGCGTCGTGCGGAGTTCGTCTGCGATCCGAGCCTCGTCTTTGCTCCACCCGGCTTCTTGCTCTGCACGCTGCTTGGAGCGCGACTTTTCCGAGAAGCCCGAGAACAACCCCTCGCTCACAAAGGGGAGCGACTTCTTCAAGGCGAGGAACGACGCAGAGAGACTTTGCATGTTCGGGGGGAGCATGTCGTTCAACTCGCCCATGCTCATGCCATCTGCCTGTTCGCGGACAAACTTCTTGGTGTCTGCCACGGCGCTCTTGTCGTCCCGGCTATTGCGGAACGACAACCCCACCAACTCGGATGTGTCGTCCCCCTTCTTGTGCAGGTGTTGGAGCAAGCCGAACTCGACGCCGGACATGCCCTCGGGAGGCTTCGCGGCCTTCTCGGGCTTCCCCCCCTCTCCTTCGGGCTCGTCTCCGTGCCTGCCCTTGGGTTTCGCCTTGGGCATGGCAGCGGCCACCGCCATGCCATACTGCATGGCAAGCAACTCCTCGTGTTGGGGGGAGCCGGGCTCACACGCTTTGAGGGCAGACTTGAGCCTGCCGCTCATGGCGTCCACTTCGGCCTTGGAAGCGCGGGAGAACCGCTTGACGGCTTGGCCCACCCGCTTCGCTGCCTTGGCAGGGGGGTGTCGCTCGTCTCCCTTGTCAGGGTTGTCTGACAAGGGATCCGAGGGTGTGAGCATAAGCGGGTTGAGCAGCACACGGTCGGTGAAGATGGCCTGCATGGCTTTCTTTCCCACGGCCTTGGGGTCTTTGCCCTTCGGGGTGTTCTCCATGCTTTGCAGGGCTTCTTCGACAAACGCCGGGTCGTACTCGCTCTTGTCCCCGGCGTACTTGCCTACGAGGGCGTCCTTCTCTGTCTCAAAGGCGGCAAGGAACTCCTCGCGCTGCTTGGGGCCAAAGGACGAGACGGCTTCTTTGATGCGCTCGTGGTTCTGCTTGGACATGCCGGGAAGGTTCGGCATGTCCTTCCACATAGCCGAAACCTTGTCCACGGCCTTTTGCACACCCTCGGACTTTCGCTTGACCTCTAACGCTGCCAACTCCGCTTTCTGTTGGGCGGCTTGGGCCTTCTCATTGAGTGGAGCCCCACCGCTGGACCCCTGCTGCTGCTTCTGGATGCGCTCTACGAAGTCCTCGACCTTGAGTTCGGTGTCGGGGTGTTCCTTCTCGTAGGCGTCGAACTCCTTCTGTGCGCGCTCCTGCAAGGTGTTGGTAGCACTCCCACCGGGACCGGACTTCGCAAACAAGAAGCGTGCGGCCACGCGCTGCACCAACGCTCGGTGAGCAGCGTCCTTGTAGTTCTGCGACCTGTCCTTGTCGTCTTGCTTCTTGTCGGGGTCGGCGTCCTGCTCCGTCTCGACACGGCGACGGCGCAAGTCGTTCCGAGGTGGCTTGTACTTCGGCTCGGGTTTGAGCAGCCGCTCGGCCTCCTCGTCCTCGCGCTCGGCGTCGGTCTTGGTCGCCCGCAAGTAGAGGGCGGCGACACGGGTACTCGCCGTGAGGTCGCGGGTCACCGTGCCGTCCTTCATGTAGGCTTCTTCGATGCCGGGGACGAGGTACTGCTTCCGCAAGGTCGCAGGCTCATGCCCCACGGCTTCGGCGGCACCCTCCAACGCCTTCTGGAACTCCTCTTTGAGAATGGGGTCGCGCTCCTTCCGAAGCCGGGGCAGTTTCGGCCCCTTGCTGCGGATAGCGCGCAGGCGCTCCTGCATCTCCCGGTTGGCGTGCAGCCCCCGCAAGTCCTTGGCGGTGATGCCGTAGGGTTTGAGGTACTTGTTCACCTCATCGGAGGTGACGGTGTGCTTGCCAAGGGAGAGCACGGCCTCGTCCCCGTCCTTGTCTCCGCAGCATTTCTTCAATGCGCCGACAAGAGCCTCGTCGTCCACCGACTTCTCGTGCTTGACGCCCGACTTGCCCACATAGCGAATGACGGCACGCTTGCCCTTGAAGGTCACATGCTTGCGGAGCCACCCCGTGACCCCGTAGTGCCCATTGTCGGCGCTGTCCTCGTTGCCGACCCGCTCGTAAGTCGCGTCAATGAGGCCCACGGCGAGGGCGACCAAGTTCTTCTTCGGGTCATTCGCGTCGAGGTCTTTCTTGACCTGTGCGCGAAGTTCCGCGAGAGCGGGCTTGAAGTCCTCCAACCGCTCGGCCTTCTCCCGGTGACGGTTCGCCACCTGCCGCTCGGAGTAGACATACACGGTCGTCTTGCCCGACCCGTCCGCCTTGGGAACCTTCTTCTTTTCCTTGTACTTGGCGGCAGCGTACTTGGCGGCAGCGTACTTGGCGGCAGCGTACTTGGCGGCAGCGGTACGCACCGAGGCGCGGGCCATGCTTTCGTAGAGCACCCGCCCGACTTGCTCGCCGTAGGTAATGTCCGAAAGGAAGTGATAGCCGCCGACCATGCGGTGTGTGCCGACTTCTTGGGCGAGAGCCATGAAAGCGTCCCGGTGCTCGGGGTAAAGCCCCGACAGGAGCAGCGCGACAAGCACCGCCTGCGCCGAATGACCGCTCGGATACGACGGCGTGTGGGCCGTCGTGGACGACATGGGGCGGAACCCCGGCTCCAAGAACTCGGCCAGTTGGTACGGGCGCGGGCGGTTATAGAGCCGCTTGACTTGCAGGATCACCGGGCGGGCAGCGTTCGTGATGGGGAGCACACCGCTTGCGTCCAACCCGTGCTCGGCGCAGTACGCCTCCAAGGTGGCCGTAGCGTTCTCGTCGGTCGCGGCTACCTGCTGTGCGAGGTAGGGCCGGGCCTCGTGCTGCAACCGAAGCAAGTGGGCAAGTTCCCGCCGCGTCTCCAAAGACGAGTTCTCGGGGCAAGGCACCTGCGGAATGAACGCAAGCACATTCGCCGGGAACGCAGCCGAGGGGGTGAGCAACAAGGCTTCCTCGTCCGTCGTGAGGCTCCCGTAGCCGAGGTCGTCCAATGACAGGGACGGGCCGGAAGCGAGGAACCGAGCAGCCTTTTTCACGGCCTCTCTCTCGTCGGCCTTCTCCATTTGCCCGAGAACCTTATCGACCCACGACCTTGCTGCGTCTCCCCCCCACAGAAGCCACGCCACATGCCCTTTGTCGTTCCACGGCTCGGACTTGTGTTCGGGGGCCACACCTTTGTTCTTCTCGTGGCGCGAGAAGAAGCCGTGCATCTGCTTGATGGTGTCGGGTGAGAGCGTGTTGCGGTTCTTCAAGTTCACCGCACGCTGCACGCCCGAACCAATGCCCTCTTTGCTCGCCTCGGCAGGCGTAAGCCCGCCCTTGTTGGAAGGGCTGGCCTTCTCACGGTACTCCAAGCCCTTCGCAGCAGCATTGGCCGCACCCTCGGGCGGGGTGAAGTCGATGTGCTCGTACTTCTTGGGTGTGGCAGCGTGGCGACGGAGCATGGGCGTGGTTCACCTTGCTTCGGGACGGTGCATAGGCTCGTCACCGCCCCCGAACTTTTCATGCAGGAGGGGGTTTCGGGGGACAAGGGTGCTGCGTACATTCTGGATTGGTCGGAGGCCGCATGAGGCTCACAGTAGACCTCGTGCCCGCGAGCCAATGGGGCGACAACCTACGCTCGCGGTTGCGCCCCTCGGAGTGGGACAGGCTGCGCCGTGCCTGCTACGAGGCGGCAGGGCACAGGTGCGAGGTCTGCGGCGGCAAGGGCCGCAAGTGGCCCGTCGAGGCGCACGAGCGGTGGGAGTACGACGACACCACACGGGTCCAACGGCTCGTGGGGCTCGTGGCCCTCTGCCCGTCCTGCCACGAGGTCAAGCACATTGGGCGGGCGTTCGCCGTTGGGCGTGGTCCGCAAGCCGTCAAGCACCTCCGCAAAGTGAACGGTTGGTCGGAGCAGGAGTGCGCCGACTACCTTGACCGGGCGCGGGCTGAATGGGAGGAGCGGTCCCGGCATGAGTGGACCCTCGACATTTCGTTCGTGGAGGGGGTTTCGCGGTAGCCCGGTGCCGCGTACCCCTCTCACCCCGCCCGTCCTGTTTCACAGGCAAGGAGCACCGCATGAACGACTTCGACGCCGCGCTCGCCACCCTCCGCGCTCGTGGGCAGGCGGCTCGCCGCCTCCTCGACGGCGCGAACCGCGCCCGGCGCGAGCGCGCCGCCACCGTCAAGGTGGCGTGGGCCGTGGCCCGTAACAACGGGGGACTCCTCGTCGCCCGCGTCCTCGGCAGCGAGGAATACGCGGTGCGCGTGGACCTCGACCGCGCCACCTTCAACTGTACTTGCCCCGACCACGGGCGGGTGGGGGCGTGCAAGCACGCCCTCGCCGTCACCGAGCGGTGGGTGGTGAACTTCGCCCGCCCCGAGTGGGTGCGGGTGACCGGGGAGCGCAAGGCGCTCGCCACCGCCCTCGACATGCTGGACGAGGGGTGGGAAGACCCGCACCCCGAGGACATGGCCGAGACGCTCGCCCTGCGGCGGGCGGAATTCGGCCCGCTCTACTAAAAGCGGTCGCCCCCCTCCTTGGGGGGCGTGTGTTTGAGGCCAAGACCCTTGGCGATCTTGGTGACAACATCGCTCTCCTCGGCCAACTTGCGGCCCGCGTCTCCGTAGATGCCCCGCATGACTTCATTGAAGGTCGGGTCATTGACCGTGAACAGGTCACGCTCGACCTTCTCCCTGACCGCAATAGGGTCAAGGTTCAGAAGTTCAAGGATGGTGTCCACATCGAGCGACCCCTTCGTGTAGAGGTTGTAGAGGGCGTCGAAGGTGTCGGAGTTGTCGCGGAGCGCAAGCCGCGTGAACGACAAGCGCGGCACAAGAACTTGCATTTCGCCGTACTCGTCCTCCTCCACAAAGCCCATGCGCGCACACATGGGCCGGAAGAAGGCGTTCTCCGCGAGGTCTTGCACCTGCTCCCGCAGCAGCATGTAGCGCGTGTTGATGACCTCCAAGTTGATGCGGTCGCCCGAGTAGGCGCTCTCGCCCGAGAGCAAGCCCTCCGTCACGCCCAAGCCCGCGTACAACTGCCGGTCGGTCATGTCGTACTCGGTCCCAAGATCGAGAAGCCGTTGGTCGGCCCCCATTTCTTCCCAGTTCACTTGGAAGTTCGCAATGATGGAGTAGTCGGGGTCTTGCAGGGCAAGGTCTACCTGCTCACGCAACGCCTCCACATCGGCTTGATCCATGTCCTCGGCGTACACGAGCCGAATGGGGGTCATGTGCCGCGAAGCGATGCTTGTCTGCGCCTGCCGCAACTTGTCCCGGTACACCAAGACGCGCATACAGCGTTCAAGAATGCTGCGCCCACGCTGCTCGTAGTCCGACTTGCGGTTCGCCATGTAGTAGACGAAGGAGCCCGCGTCGGGGTCGGTGTTCAACGGAATGTTCGCGCCGTTACGCACCGCCGCCACCACATCCGGTGGCATGGACGCCACCACGCGCTGCGCGTTCGCGTCCCCCGAGTCGGACTTCTCAATAATGCTCTTGGTCTTGCTGTCGGGGATCAACTCAAAGATGCGTTCGTCGGTGAAGTTGAACGACTCGACGCGCACCTGTTCGGGGGGCAAGCACCGCACGCCCGTCCACCCCTTGTAGTTCTTCCGCAGCCACCGGGCGGCGCGCTCGTCGGCGTCGTCCCGAACCACCCACCGCTCAACGGCTTCGCCGTCCTCGTTCAGTTCACGCAGGACTTCTTCGCGCACCTCGCGGGGCATGTCGGGGTTGGCGTCCTCGCACCAAATGAACACCTCGCCAATGAGGTTGCGTTCGTGGACGATGGCGATGAGCCGGTGGAGCAGCCCAATGCGCTGCGCCCACCGCTCGCAGAAGCGCGTGGCCTCCTGTGCGAGTTCCACATTCTTGGCCTTCGGGCGAGCAATGCGGATCTTGGAGAGCGGGAGTTCGGTGTGGAGATCAATGGCCTGCCCGACGAACGGCTCGGAACGGTAGAAGAACCGATAGTAGTTCCATTGTTCGTGAAGGCTTTGCGGGAGTTCAAGGAAGTCGGTTGAGAGTTCGGGCGAGTAGAAGTTGCCGCCCATGCCCTGCACGGTGCCCGCACCGCCCAAACCCCCTCCGATGGAGGCGAACTTGGAGCGCATGGCCGTCGTGGCGACCTTGCGGGGCTTGCCCGTCTTGGCCTTGGACTTGCCGTCACCCGAGGGAACATGCCCGACCGGCGTAGCGTCGTCTTGCTCACGCATCGGGTGCCTCTACTTCTGTTGCCGGGGGTGCAGGAGGTTCGACGGGAGGAGGGGGCTCGGGGAGTGGGGCGGCGACCTTTGCCGCCCGACCTGTGGAGGGCTCGTCCACGGGGTCGAAGGGTGAGGTGACCCTGCCCGTGTCTTGGAGCATTCGCAGCACGCCTGCAAGGTGCCGCGCCACCCGCCGAGAACGGGGAGTGTGCGTCTGCTCTACCGCCCGCAACGCCGATGCCACGGCTTGCGCCGCAGAGCGCACCTGCCGCTCCACCATGCGGTCTACTTCGGCGGGGTCGAGGGTTGTGGGGCGCGGCATGACGACCTCACGGACAGAGTACCCGTCAGTACTTGAGGTCGAAGCCGAGACGGCTCTGGTTGGTGTCGTTCGGCACCGCCGAGCACACGCCCACGACCTTCGGGGTAGTCACACCCGCGAGCGCAAGTTCCACATCGCTGTCGTTGCAAAGAAAGCCGTTCTCACTCACCTTCAAGTTCTCATTGAGGACATAGGTGATGGGGAGGTTCGGGTCGCGGACCCCGCCGTTCAGTTGAAACTGCTCGTAGACCTTGAAGTAGCAGCGCGTTCCACCTGCGATGAGGGTGGCGATGTTCTGCCCGCCCTGCCCGTTCGCAAGGAACTGGTGGGCAAGGTAGTTCTCGGGAGAGCCGACGCCTGTGCCGAAAGGCGGGGGGGATGGCTGGTAGTCCTCGGACTGAAAGAGCAGGAAGCCGGTGCAGGTGTTCCCGTCGCTCGCTTCTACGGTGAAGTCGTAGTCACCGGAGACATAGCGAACCCACAGCCCGCCGCGCCAGCCCGTCGAGAGCAGCACCGGACCCGGCTGCACGAAGAAGCGGTCACCGCGAAGGTGCAGTTCCACATCCCCGCAGTCCTCGACGGAGGAGTTCTGAATGATTTGACGGGTGGGGGGCATGGTTCAACTCCACTTCGGCTTCGGCGGCAGCACACCGCTACTGATAGCCGCAGTAATGACATTGCGAAGCAGAGCCACCTGTTCCGAGGAGCCGAGAAACAGGTCAGCCCACGACCCCCCGAGGCGTGCGAACACCTCGCTCACGCGGTCGCACGCCTCGGGGTCGGGCAAGCGGTGCTTGTCCTTGAAGTCGGTCTTGAGCAGCCGGGCAATGTAGCGGTGACTTGCGCGCACGGGGGTTTCGGAGGAGTACGAGGGCATGGTCACCGCCTGTTCTTCTTGTGGGCCTTGGGCACCATGCGGTCGGGATGGCTCCCCGTCCGTTTGAGACGGAGAAGGTTGCCAACCGGCGACACCGTGCGAGACATAGAGGCAAGCGAGCGGGAGGAGTGGACCCCGGTGATAGTGACGGGCTTGCCTGCCTTGGCGGTGGCAACCCACACCATGCGCGCGAGGGCGTCCGCGTAGTCGTCGTGCTTGCCGTCCATGTTGGGGGCGGACACGAGGATGACATACTTGCTGACGACCTCGGCTTGGAGTTCCAGCAGTTCTTGAAGGTACTCCGCGTGATCCTCGCCCTCGGGCTTGGGCCAGTCGAACAAGACCAGCCGCTTGTCGAGCATCATGTCCTTGAAGTTCTGAAACATCTGCGAGGTGAGCGAGCGCGTGTGGTGGACGGACTTCATTTGCCCGAGCCCGCGCTTGGCAAGAGCCTGCTCCATTGGGATACCGGCCCATTGGTCGAAGATGCCTTCGCTTATGTAGAACTGCTTGGAGAGGCGCTCTACCCAATCGGCCACATCGTCAAACTCCAACCGCTCTTGGTTGCGGTAGTCGCCCTCCCCGGCACGAATGCGGTCAATGTAGTCGAGGGCCACCTTGCCCTCGGGCGTGACATGCCCAATAGCGACGGAGGTGTAGTCGCCCACGAGCGCCACATCGAGGCCCATGAAGTGCGGGTAGCGCGGAGCCCCACGGGTCTTGGGGCGGGCGTCGGGGTCAATGCAAGCGAACAGGTCGTCCGCGCTCTCAATCCAACCACGGGTCCGGTCGGTGAACTGCGCGCCGAACTCGGTGAAGAACACACGGGGGTCTTTGAGGTACGAGCCCTCAAAGGTGCCTGCGGGGACGGTCGGGTTGACCTCCCAAGTCGGGGCCTCAATGCAGAGCATGTTGTCGGCGGCCACACCACCCGTGAACCCGAGCGTGTACTGCTTGTAGAACAACCCCTGCTTACCGAGCGGCGACGAGATGAGGATGATGCGACCCTCGTTCTCTCCGATGGGCTTGGTGGTGTTCTTTGGGTCTTTCGGGGAGAAGGTTCGGGTAGACGGCTCGACGGCTTGGTACACATCGTCCGCCGACGACTGCCCCTCGTCGGTGAAGTGGGCAACCTCGTCCAAGGCAACGAGAATGTTGGCACCGCCGCGCAGCCCCTTCGCCACGCAAGAGCGAAAGGTCACATTGATCGAGTAGCGGGCCTTCGGGTTGTCCTTGTAGGAGCCGTACCGCTCAATGTCGAAGGGCGTCTGGAAGGTGGCGAACGACTGCGTGGCGTTCGCCATGTACGCCTTGAAGAAGTCGCACTTGGAGAAGTGGCCGCTTGCCTCCCGGTACAGCAGACCCGCTTGGTCTTTGTCCGTTGCCACCGAGATAAGTTGCACGACATTGCTTTGCGACGAGCCGTAGTACGCCTGCGGGTTGCCTTTGAGGAGCAACTTGTAGGTTTCATAGGCAATAATGCAGGAAGTGATGAGCGTCTTGCCCGAACGCCGTCCGACCGAGAGCACCATTTCCCGGCGCTCCTTGCCGGGAACGACCTCACGGACATTGCACCGCCCGTCGTCGTACAGGTAGCGGAGGTAGCCCGCTTCGGTCAAGTACCGAAGGTTCTGCCGCCGCCAGTCTGTGACCGGAATGCGAAGCGCGTAGAACCCGTCGTCGTCCACGAGGTCGAGGCGGTACTCGGGGTGGTCTGCCGGAACAGGCTGTGCGAGGTCGAACCCGTGCGGGTTGTCGTCTAACTCCAAGCCGTAGTGGGCTTTGAGGATGACCCGTTGCACGGGGAACAGGCGTAGCCCAAGCCCCCACGGGGCCTCAATGAAGGTGATGACATCTACACCCGTGTCGGTCGCGTCCGAAGTGGTGCGCCGACCCGCTGCGATGGCAAGGTCCGCAAGGCTCACTTCGTTGCCTCACGCATACGGGCCTTGGCGTCCTCGGCCCACCCGTCCGCAAGCCGCTTGGAGAGTTTCGCAAAGACCGTCTCGATGTGCTCGGGGCGCATACCGCTATCGCCCATAGCCGCGCGCACCGTTTCAAGGGTGAACGAGAACAGCGTCTTGAAGGCCACCCCTTCCATGTCAATGGTGCCCGAGTCCACCTTCTCCCGCTTCTTCAACCATGCGTCGGTCATGGTCTTGATAGCGCGGACGCGCTTGGACGAGATGTTGGAGGTGTCCTCGCCCTTGCGCTCGGCTTCCCGGCGCTCAAACTCCAAAGAGGTGATTTCCACCGCAAGCCCGTTCATGAGCGTGTGGAACACCGCGTCAGCCTCGGAGTTCTGCTTCGTGACGGCCACGAGGTCCGAAAGGGCCTCGTGGTTGTCCTTCGCCTGCGAGACTTCTTCGGCCTGCTTCGACACCGGGGGCAACGCAGGCTTCGCGGTGGAGCCGACCGGGCGACCGGGAGGTGCCCGCATGACAATAGGCTTACCCGCAGCGGTCAGGTCCACCGTGTCGGTGTCAAGAATGTCTGGAACTGCCTTGTAGTACTGCTTGCCCTCCGCGTTCGTGACACGAACGCGGGAAATGCCTTGGGGCAACATGGCGAGTAGTTGGGCGCGTTCTTCTGCCGTCATGAGGCACCTCTACCGTTGTGCCCCCACCTTACCGCCGCCCTACGGCACGATGAGCACGGGGCCAATGTACGGCTCGGCCCCTGCCATGCGGTTGGCCGGGGAGAAGGTGAAGTTGTTGGGGGAAGCCCCACCCGCGTAGAAGGCGACCTCGTTGCCGAGCGGGCCGGTCAGCCCCGTGACCGTCACCACGGCTCCTACGGCACTTGCCGAATACTCGGACGTGGCGTCAATAGCCGCTGCGAGGTTCGTGGCGGTGTTGTTGACCCCGGCCCCAATGGCGAAGTCAGACCCCGACAAGAACTCGTACTTGCCCACCGTCACGGTAGTCGGGCCGAGGAACGAGTTGTTCGCCACGGTCACGGTGCCAGAACCCCGAACGGGGGTGTCCGCCACGGTGTAGGTCGCGTACCCAACGCGGGTGGCGGTGCCGGGGGTGGACCGGGATAGGGGGAAGGTCGTCTCGCCGCGCCCGCCGACCTCAACGAAGTGCTGCATGGTGAACGCCGTGCGCTGCTTCACGGGGTTGAACGCAGCCCCACGGGACGGGTCAGACCCCCCTTTGAGGTTGGCGACGAGGATGGTGAAGGGCTTCTGCCCCCCGACGACCTTCTTGTTCATCACTCGCTCCTACGGGCAAGCGTCCACCCGCCCTCGGGGGTGAGGTAGGTCCAAGCCGCAAGGGTCGCCCCCTTCGCGCGCCTGCCCTTGTCCTTCTCCACCTTCGGGTCCACGGTGTCGTAGAGAGCGCGGTTCAGCGTGGAAAGCGTCTTGCCGCCCGGCTCTTGCAAGATTTCCTTGGTGGTAGGAGGCGTTTGGTTGACGCCCTCCTTCGCCTCGGACTTGGAGATGTCGAGGATGGGTGCAGCCTTCTGCGCGACGGTCTTGCTGTTGGTGATGGCCCCCGTCTCCGCGAACTGCCGCGTCTCGTGGAACTTGGGGTTCATGTTGCGAAACGCGCCCTCGGCAGACGGCGCCCCCGAGTCGGACGGCGCAGCGAACCGCTTGTTGACGAGGGAGGCCACGCGCCCCGCAGGGGCCTGCACGACCTGTTGGAGCAGGTAGGCGTTCGTGTCGTGGGCGTTCGCCGTCGCCATGATCCAATCATCGAGGCCGAGGGTCATGGCCCGAGCCGCCTTGATGGCGTCGTAGGCGGCTTGCAGAACTGCCTGCACATCACGCTCGGACTGCAAGCCCCGCATGTGGTGGTCGGACACCTTCGACCACCGGGACACCCACGAGAACACGAGTTCGACTTGCGGGACGAGTTCTACGGCGTCGGCACCGAGGTAGCCAACCGCCTTCTCGGCCACGGCGTCTACTTCGGCCTGCACCGATTCGTAGAGCCGTTGGAACAGGAGGTGGTTCCCGTAGTACGCCTGCCCACGCGCCTGCCAATGCGAGGTTTGGTAGGACATATACTGCGCCCGCAGCACCGAAAGAATGCCCTGCAAGCGCATGGCAACGACCTCGGACTGTTGAGTGGAGGGCGAAGGCATGACTACTCCCACGGGTTGCTGACGAACAACCCGCCGAAGGCGACCTCGTTCACCTTGTCGTTCTCGGGGAACGCGGTGAGGGAGAAGCCGTCAAGGGAAGCGTTGTGCAGGTTGAACTCACCCTCGTCGTAGGACGGAGCGAAAAGCGAAGCGGTGGCCTCTTGGTCGTCCATGTTGGCCGACCGGATGTTGGCCCGCTTCATGTTGTCGAGGGTCGCACCGAAGTCGTCTCGGGCGACGAGCACCTTGTTGTAGAGGGCACACTTCTGCGTGCCGTCCGCAAGTGCGCGGGCGTGGACACAGGAGCCGCACTTGTTCGGGATGGCAAGCAGCGTCTTGACTTGGTTGGCGCGGTGTTTGAGCGCACCCTGCTCGCAGCCCTTCACGCCGTCCGCCGTCGCATAGGCCGACGCCTCAATGTACAGGAAGCCTGCGCCGCCCTCGTGCTCGCGCCGTGCTGCCGTGATGTTCTCACGGGCGGCGGCGAGCACCTCGGAGGCGAACCGCTTCTCCACGAGCGCGTCAAGGTCATTGCCTGCAAAGCCCTCGTTCATGGCCCGGCGCACCCACCCGACCACGGACTGCACCGTGTTCGGGGAAACCGCGCTCGCAGCCTTCTTTGCCACATGCGCGGCGTACTTGGCCCCCGAGTACCGGGTGGGGGTGCGGTCAGGCTCGGCAAGCGCGTTCGTCTCCCGCAAGAGCGGGTCGAGTGCCCGGCCCGCAAGCCGGACATCTTCGGGGTGGACCGTGCGGGTGATGACTTCTTTGAGAGCAGCACCACGAAGGCCGTGCTCGACCGCCTTCTTGACCTTCTCCACCGCAGAGGCCACACGAGACGCCTGCTTGGTCTGTGCGCTCGCCTGCCATGCGCCCGCAACCTGCTCGGTGGGGGTGTGCTTCACCGCGCCCGTGAAGGGGCGCAGTTGCTCTCCCGCGTACTTGGTCGGGGTGCGGTCGGGTTCGGCAAGGGCATTGGTCGCCCGCAGAAGCGGGGAGATTTCGGCACTTACAAGCCGGAAGTCCTCGGGGTGAACCGTGCGAGATATGGCCTGTTGGAGTGCGCCCCCTCGGATGCCGTGCTCGATGGAGGTCTTGATCTTCTCCACCGCCGCAGCAACGCGAGCCCGCTGCTTGGCACCCTCCCGTGCCTGCCACGCCCCTTCGACCTGCTCAACCGGAACAGCGCGGGCAAGTCCCGCGAAGACCCCCATGCGGGCACCCTCATAGGTGCCGTTCTTCGCGGCTCCCGCGAGCGCCGCAGCAGCCTTCAACACTTCCTTCGGGTGCGCCGTGGACGCCACAAGCCGGTCCCGGTCACCGGGGGCGAGCAGGTGGTTCTCGGCCATGCTCGCCAACTTGCGGTGAAGTGCAGCACGAACCCTCGCGTCGTGGGCGGGCGTAGGGTCGTAGACCTTGCGCTCGACCTTGGTGTTGGCGAACGCCGTGCGGGCCTCTCCGCTCGACACACGCTCGGACGGCGTGACATGCGTGGGCAAGTTCTCACCCGTCGCCACCCGCTTCTCGGGGAGAGACAGGAACGCGACCCGCAACGCCTCGCGGGGGTCGCCCGACGCTACGCGGCGCCCTGCGTCCCGCAGCCGGGGAGCGTAGTAGGCGTGTGCCTCGCGCCACGGGACTTCGGTGACCACACACCGCCCGGTCAGAGTGCAACGCCCGTCCTGCACCCATGTTGCCGACTTGAGAACTTGCGGAGCCACGACGAGGTAGCGGGCGTCCTTGGCCGTGCGGCGAAGGTGCTCCGTCCACTTGCCCTGCTCGTACTTCGGGTACGCCGAGTGCCGGACGAACACATTCCCGGCAAGGCCGTGCTCGGCCTGCACCAACTGCATGGCAGCGCGAATACGGGGAGCGTCGTGCTTGCCGACATCGAGGTAGGTCGCGCGAAGAATGTCCGCGAGCGGGTGGCCCGCAGCGGAACGGCGCATGGCCTGCGCGACGAACGCCGCAAGGTCGCGCTCGGTGGCGTGCTTGACGGTCGGCTCGTCGTCTTGCTCCTCAAACGAGGCTTGCTTCAAGTCCCGCTCATAGACCCGAAGGCCGTCCGTAGGGCGGTTGGCCCCCCACAGTTCTTCCAACTCGGGGACAATGTGGACGGGGTTCTCGGGCAACCGCTCCAAGTCCTGCACCGCCTCGGAGAGCCACGAGTGCTCCGCAAGGTTCGACGCCTCTTTGAGCATGTCGTCCAAAACGAGGTGTTCCGACGCGCCCCGGTTGATGCCCGTGGGGGTGGCAGGAGCCTCTTGGGTCACGGGCGCAAGTCCGCGCCCGCCGTACATGACGCCCGAGCCGTAGTCCATGTCCTCGTAGCCGTCGAGGCCGTAGTTCGACCCCATCGTGGGCGTGAGAAGGTCTGCGGGAAGGTGGGCTTCGCCAAGAACCTCAACGGAGGCAATGACAGGCTTCTTCTTCATTGTTGCTCCACGAGGGTCTGCTCAATGCGGGCAAGTTCATGCGCCAACCGCTGCATCTGCTCGGAGGAGAGGTGCCCGCTGGTGGCTGCTGCGCGGAGGAACCGCAGCGAGCGCGTGACTTGCGCCTGCTTGCCCGAGGCCGTCTTGCGAGGCCCGGTCGTCATGGAGAGGGTGGTGTCCTCCTCCTCTTGCGCCCACGCTTCGGGATCTTCCTTGATTTCCTCGGCCTCTTGGACGATTTCTTTGACCTCATCCCGGTCACGGGGGGACATGGTGTCCTCGGCAGGGTTCCAATGCGGTGCATTGAGTTCGTCGTAGATGGTGTCCGTGAGCGACGACAACGCCTCTACGCAGTTCACCAACTGCCGCCGCATATCGGCAATCTTCTGAATGTACCCCTTGCCGCCGAGGTTCCCGTCAGGAGACACATTGGAGGACTTGATCTTCGTGAAGCGCGTGTAGGCCGAAGCCACATGACCGAGAGCCATGAGCGACGAGCGCAGGGTCAGCGCAAGCGGTTTGAGGTGCTTGGCATTGAACACGAACTGCTCGTCAATGTCCCGCTCGGCAGGGCCGGGAGGCCCCCAACCCCACTCGGACTTGTCGCCCGAGCGGTCTTTGACGAAGCGCACTTCGCCCGCCACCTTGGGGGGGCGGGCAAGATAGGCGGCAAGTACGCGGTTCGGGTCAGCGGACAAGGCGAACGCTCCTACGGGAAGTCGAGCGATAAGGCGACTACCGCCCCCACGCTATCCTTTGAGGGGTTCGCCGCTGTCGTCAAAGAGCCGCTCAATAAGGTAGCCCCCGGCGTCCTGCTTCAAGGCCCACAGGTCGCGGGTGCTCTTGTGGATGAGCGTATCGGTGCCGACCTTGGTGAAGAACGAGGTCAAGTCTCCGAGGCTGGCAATACGGCGCACGGACGCCTGCCGCTTGACCCGTCCCGCAGGCTGGCCCGCCAACCGCAAGTGCTCGGCGTGGACGGGAAGGAACCGCCCGTCATCCCACGACACGAACACCTTGCCCTCGTGCGAGGTGAGGTTCCCGCCCGCGCTCTTGACATGGACAACGCTGCCCATGCTGCCCGTCTCGGGAGGGTTCTCGTAGGTGAGAACCGCACCAAGCCCGCCGACGAAAGCGACACGGGTGCCGACTTCGACCGGGAGAGAAAGCGCCTGCTTGGCCCGGCCCGCGTCGGTGAGAGCACGAACGCCCTCAAAGGACTCGCCAATAGCCTTGCCCGACAGGTGCGTGTCCATAGCAGCCGTAAGCAACTGCGAGGAGGAGTTCTCGGTCAGGGAAGCCCAAAAGTCTTGGCTCATGGTCACACGCTCCGAAGAATGGTGTACCGAACGGTCGTGGTCGCAGCAATGGAGGCGTCCACGGTGAAGTCGGTGGCCGTGCGCGCCGTCACGGCGAAGGTTTCAGCCGTGCTGCCGGTGTCGAGCAACACGGTGTAGTTCGCATTGGGGGCGGGGGCGTCAAGGTTCACCGTCTCGCTTACAGAAGCAGCAAAGACCACGCTGCCCGAAGCGGTCGTCTCTGCGAGCGTAGCCGTGGGGTCGGCGGCCACCGCACCACGGGTGGACTGCGAGAGGGTCGCCGCCGTCGTGTCATTGAGGGTGAGTACCCCAAGAGAGGACCGCACCACCGAAAGAACTTGGTCGCCCGCCTGCCCGACCGTGCCGACCACGGGGCAGTTCGCAAGGGTGAGCGAACCCGCCCCGTTGAGGTCGCACAGCACATCCCCAACTTCGCCGCACCCCGAGAGCAGGTACGCGCAAGACAAGTCCGAGGGTCGGTCAGCCGTGGTGTCGTAGGACAGGCTCACATTCGGCACTTGCTCTACGCCGAACATACGCAGGGCCGCGCAGTTCTCCACAAGGACTTGCGCCGTGGAGGACGAGCCTCGGCAGGTGCCGCCTTGCACCCGAATGTGGTTCGCCGTGTCCCCGCGAACGGTGTAGCCGCCCGCCGCGCTCGCCACGAGAATACAACCCTCGACCAACACCTCCCCAAGAGCGACGGTGCTGCCTGCCGAGCCGCCTCCCGCGAAGGTTGCCCCCGACAGGGTGAAGCCGCCCGCCGGGGTCGTGGTCGCCGTAAGCGTGTAGGCGTTCCCGCCCGCGCCCGGCGTGTTGGCGGACAGGGTGACGACGGGGCCAACCGCCGTCGCCGTCACGAACGAGGCGAACGAGTTGGCCGGGTCGTTGACCGCCGCCTCAATCTCCGCTGCAATAGCGGTGGGGGTCAAGAACGCCACGCTGAAATCGTCGCTGCCCGAAGTGCGAGAGGGGCAGACCGCCGTGAGCGTGACCCCGTTGATAACGATGGTGTCCCCCGCCGCGAGAGGAGCCGAGTTCACCGTCACCGTGGCCGAGGCAAAGGTGAACGCGCCGTCCACCTTCACGCAGGCGTAGCCCACTTGGTTGTTGGTGATGGTCAACCCGCGCAAAACGACATTCTCGGGCGTGGCCCCCGGCGAAGCGACGACCGTAACGGTGTCTCTCGCGCCCGAGTTCTGCAAGTAGACGCTGCCGAGGCCAACGAGCGCCACGCCGTCCTTCTCAATGGTCAAGTTCTCGGTGTACTCCCCCGGCAGGACCAGCACGAGAGACGGGGCCAAGGGCGACGAGGTGTTCGGGATAGCGTCGAGGGCGTCTTGAATGGAGGTGTAGTCGGCCCCCGAACCACCCGACCCGACAATGAAGGTGCCCGTGACGCCATTGAGGCTCAATAGGTCTTTGAGCAAGGCCCCGGTGGTCACCACGGCGTCGGTGAACTTCAATGACCCGGTGGCCGAGTCCCGGTTGATAAGGAGCGTTTGCCCCGAACCCGGCTCAACTTGCAGTTGGTCAATGAGAAACGGCGGCTGCGGCATGGTGGGCGTCCGTTAGATGAACACATCGAAGCCGACCGTTCCCGTGAAGGTCGCGGCGGCTTGGATGGTGAACGAGGTGGTCGTCTGCCCCGTGACGCGCAGCGGCACAAAGGAATTTGTCGTGACTTGCACGCGGTAGTTCGCCGTTGCAAGCGCCGAGGCAAAAGTGTAGGTCTTGGTGTTCTCGGTGACGAAGGTGAGGGTGCCGTTGACGGCAGAGGTAGCAGCCAAGAGTGCCTCCACCTGTTGCATGGCGGTGCTGATGTCGTTGGTAACGGTCTGCGGAATGGGCGAGTACGGGCTGATAATGAACCCGTAAGGATTCTGAATGTCCCGCACCGCGAGCACGCCGACGCTATTGGAGACAATGGTGAAGGTGTACTGCTCGGAGGGAAGGCCCGAGCGGTAGACGAACTCCGACTGAATGAGAGACGCGGCCATCACCAAACTCCGATGGTTTCGCACCCTCGGGCCTGCAACCACTTCTCCAAGGCGAGCATGGCCGTGCGGTTCTGCGACCACACGGTGAGGTGGTCGAACTCCACTTGCAGCCCGAGGTCGGGAATGGGAGGCACGGAGGCAAGGCGCATGTTCCCGTTACGGAAGGAGCGCAGCGCCGCCGGGATGTTGGTCATGTTGTCGGCGGACAAGTAGACCGTCAGGCGGTGGTGCGGGGTCGCATGGGCCTCAACCCAACGCGCAGCAACCCGCTTCGCCATGACAATCCGCTTTACGCAAGAATGGTGGGACACCGGACGCCTCCACCCCTGCGGTTCTTCATAGCGTAGTCACCGCCACGGCTTACATGACGAAGTGAATGACAGGCTCATCCCACTCGGCGCGGTAGACCTCGCGCATGATGTTGAGGTTGTCGGCCACGGCTTGAAAGAGAAGGACATACTTCTCCATGCCGTCGAGGGCTTTGAGCCGGTTCAGCGTGCGGAAGAACCTGTGGCGCACGAGCCCTTGGCTCACCCCGAGGCTCTTGGCGACCCCGCTTTGGCAAGTCGTATCGGCCATGCCGACCATAATCCGAATGTCCATCTCGTCGGAAATGACGCCCCGCATGGCCTTCTCCAACTCGCCCGGCGCAAGTTCGGGGAGCGAGAGCAGGTACTTGATGCGCGCTGCTGCCCGCTGCAAGCGGTAGCAGATGGTCGGCTGCGAGACATTGAACATGGATGCAATGGTTGTCTGCCGGATCTTCTTGAAAAAGTAAAGTTCCACGAAGTCGGCTTCGCGGGGTGGCAAGCGGTCAAGCACCTTCCGCACCATCTCGACTTGGACCTCGCTCTCGTCCGAAAGCATGTCAGAGCCGGTGATGCTAATGTTGCCGAGAGTGTCCTCCTCGGAGAAGAACCGCTCCATATCGCTCGGGTCCATGACCCGAAGCCCGTTCCAGTAGTTCGACATGCGGAGGTGCCCCAAGGTGAAGGGTCAGCCCCCTGTTGACTTCACAGGTCTTACCGAAGTCTTGGGAAGTCGTCGCAGGAGGCGCAATGAACGCATCTCCACATACACATCTATCGTCTCCCCGTTGTCCGAGACTACGGAGCCCTCCAAGCCTGCAAGTAGACCGTGCAGGACAAGAACGGGCATTCCCGCAGAAATGGACGAGGCGACGAGTTTTGCCAGCCCTCGACGCAGTTCCGACAAAGAGTGGTCGGGCACCGTCATGAGCACGCGCATCCCGTTGGGGCTGCGCGTGTGGAGCACCTTCCGAACGAGCGGGGTTGCTTCAAGGGCGTAGAGGTTGCTATCGGGAAGCCCGGTAGCAACAAAGACATACCCCTCCGTGACGGACAGGACAATGGGCGTGTCGTCAGGCCGGACAGGGGGGTAGAAAACGGCGGGAATGAAGATACGGTGCTCGTCTCCGCACTTGAGGTGCCGCCGAAGCGCCTCCTCCATCTTCCCTTCTTCTATGAGCCGCTCACCTGCACGGGTGAGTTCAAGCACCGCCCATGTTTGAGCGTCCCGTTCGTCGCGCCTCATCTCTCAACTCCGAGAGACGGGTCGCAAGAGCGTCCCGAAAGAGCGTTGGCGATAGCGCAGAAGGGCGAGCAGGAGAGGTTCCTTCCATTGAGGTAGACTTTCGCACCGCTCGCGGGTCAATGTAGACCCCGTTTGGGGTTTCATGGGGGGCAGCGTTCGGCGCGGGTGTCGTTGGTCGAGAGGTGGCGGCTGGTGCCACACTACCCACGCGGGAACTTACCGCGGGTGTTGACGGCGCGGGTGTCGAAGTTGTGGGAACCGCGACAACTTCCGCGGGAACCCTATGAACAACAGGGGCACCCGAGAGCGCAAAGCAAGCCTGCGCGACATCGAGCGCCAACGACGCTGGCGCGGGGCGGCGCGGCGGGTCTGCGAAGGTCGCCGCCACATGCAGAACCGCGTCCCCCAAAGCGTCGGCAACCGCCGTGACGCGCTCACGGCTCCAATAAGCAGGTGGGGGCGTGACCCCAAGCCGGTGCCGGTAGACCACCATGCAAGCCTCGGCCAACCGCTCGTAAGCAGCCGAGGGCGACAGCGTAGTGGAGAGGGCGTCAGCCAACCGCACACACTCGGCGGTGTCGCGCCTCCCAACCGCAAGCAGGAGGTCGAGAACCGTCTCGTTGGCGTCGAGCCGTAGGTACTGCGAGACGGTCTGCTTGGTGACGCCTCCGAGCATGGCGACACCCTCGACGGTCTTGAGGGCGTCCCGAATGTGGCACTCGGTCAGCGCGGCGACCGTGACAAGGGCCTCCTTCTCGTAAGCAATGCCTTCGGCCTCGCAGACCGTGGCGAGCCGCCCGGCAATGCCCTCGGGCGAGACGGCGCGAATGACGAACGCGGGGGCGCACCGGGAGAAAATGGTGCTCCGCATCTTGCCCGGCTCGGTCGTGCAGAAGATGCAGACGAGCAACTTGTCGTCGGTGCCGGGGGCCGTGTCCTCCATTGGCTTCAAGAGCGCGTCAAGAGCCTGCTTGGAGAGTTGGTGTGCCTCGTCAAACAGGTAGATACGCCGCTTGCCCGAGAAGGTCGAGTAGGTGACCTCCTCGGTGATCTTGGTCACATCCCCCTTGCCCGACCGAGTGGCGGCGTCGAGTTCTACAAAGCACTCGCTCGTGCCGCGCTCGATGATGGACTGACAGGAGCCGCAAGCGTTGCACGGCTCCCCGTCCACGGGGGCCTCACACAACAAGGCCCGAGCAAGAATGCGACCGAGGGTCGTCTTGCCCGAGCCGTGCTGCCCGCAGAACACATACGACTGATGGAAACCGCGACCCTCGCGCACGAACTGTCGAAGAACCTCAACGGAGGCTTCCTGCCCGAGCACATCGGCGTAGTTGAGCGGACGGTAGCGAGTATCGAGGGCCACGGTTCACCTGCGAACAAGGGTCAGGACGAGAACATCTCCTCGACCGCCGACGACGCGGCGTCCGCGCTCTCCTCGTCGGAGGGGAACCACATGCCGTACCGCTCAATGTTGTCGCGGAAGGCGGACAGGTCGGGCTTCACCACCGACCACTTCATCTCACCCGACTTCGGATCTTCGTCCCCGTGGCAAGAGCAGAGCAGGTGGTCGAGAAGGGCCTCGCGCTGCTTGGAGGTCAGGCCGTGCTCCCATTGGTCCGCGCCGATTTCCAACACGAACTTGTACGGCTTCGCGGAGAGCGCGTTGGCGAGCGGGGCCACCTTGCTCGCCTTGCCGAGCACCGCGCGTCCGCCGGACTTGCCCGCCTTCTCCTTGAACACAATGGCGATTTCGTCCACCGCAAGAGCGAGGTCGGGGTGGTTGTGGGCGACAAGTTCTTTCATCGTGTCGTAGATGTCGTCTGCGGCGTGCCAATAGTCAGAAGCCATGAGCATTCTCCGGTGAGGGTTGAAGGGGGGGCGCGGTCAGAAGGTCAGAGACGGAAGGCTGCGCGAAGGGCCGCAGCCCCGCCACGCTCCCATATTTCGCCGGGGTCTTTGCCCCCTGCGTAGCGGGTGACATGGCAGGCAACTCCTACCCGTCGCAGGCGTTCGGGCACCCCCGGTACATGCCGCTTCGTCTTGTCGTCCGTGAAGCCCGTCGCTTGACGGCGCCCCGTCTCGTCGTTGTCGTAAGTGAGGTGGAACAGGGCCTTGGGGGACAAGAACCGAGCCACGAAGTCCACATGCTGCCGGGACATTGCGGCACCTCCGGTCGAGAGCACCGTGTCCCGCTCGGGAACGACATGGGCGAGGCACATATCGAAGATGCCCTCCACGACCCACACATCCCCTCCCGCCCACAACTTGTGCAAGGCAAGAGGCCACTCCCCGTGAAAAAGAGGGTTCCATGCGGCGTCGGCAAGGTGGTACTTCCGCACCGCCTTCTCCCCGTCCCACCGCCGAAACTCAACCCCGAGCAGCGTGCCTCGGGGTGAGCGCACGGGAATAGACAACCACCCCTGCACCACTTCCCCGTGCGGGCCAAACTTCTTGCGGAAGTCCTCGGCAGGAGCCTCGGTTGGCGGGAGCCGCCACGCTCCAATCCCCATGCTGCGGAACATGCGCTCGGGAAGTCCCCGCCCAAGTGCGTACCCCTCAACTTCTTCGGGGAGGTCAGCAGCAGCAGTCAAGAGCGCGTCATTGAGCCATGCTTGCACGGGGTCACCGCAGAACGACGACGCCGCGAGAGGCGTTGTGCAGCACGGTGGCGATAGAGCCGTTGCCGAAGTCGAGCGTGAGGCCGACGTACTCGCGGTCGGTCGGAACAAGCACCGCCGTATTGACCGGGAGCCACGGGGCCGACACAAGCCCCACTTGCTCGGGCAGATTGAGTTCGGGCACCCCCTCGGTAGTCAGGAGCGTGAGGTCGGTGAACCCGTGGTCTACCAAGTAGACCACACCCTGCTTGGCCCCCTCGGGGGTGAGCGGGAACACGCTGCCCCACCCCTCCTCCACGCTCTTGGCGGCCACGGCCTCAACAAGTTCTGCGAAGTGCGCGTGCGGGTTCACGGTGCGAATGGCGGAACGCACCCGGCCACCCACCGCCCGCCCTATCCAAGTCACCGCCTTGGTCGAGGTCACGAGGAACGGTGCAAGTTCCGGCTCTACCGGAACCTCGGTCATGAGTGGCACGCCCCCCGCCTTGCGGGTCATGGACACGACTGCGGTAAGAGACGGGTTCACTTCGACCACCGGCTTGGCGACCACAGAGGGAGGTCGAACTTGGCTTGCAGGGTGTCCCGCTCCTCGGTCACCCGGCGCAGGGCGTCCTCCAACTCCTGCACCCGACCTTTGAGGTCGATTGTGACCAAGGCCAAGTCCTTCTCGGTCAGCACGAACCGCTCGCGGACCCCCTGCACTTCGGTTTGCAAGGCATCGAGTTCTTCCTGCATGGCTTGCAGCGCCTCGGCCTTCATGGTCGCGTCACGCCGCAGGTGGGCCTCATCTTCAATGAGCGTGTGGAGGGCTTGGCCCACCATGAGCCTTGCGCTCTCGGAGCCGACCCACAGCGGCACACCAAAGAAGGTGCCGACGAGCACCCCGCTCTCCCCGAACGGGTCCATGAGCGGCAGAGTGTCAGGAGCAAGGGGCTCGTCGGTGAGAACCCACATGAGCGCCGCAGCGTCGGGGTACTTGGTTGCGACTTCGGCAATAGACCCGTCGAACGCGGACTCCAATGCCTCCTTCATGCCGTCCTTCGTGTACTTGCACGAGTAGGAGGAGCAGCCGGGGGCAAGGTCTGCCCCGCGCTCGGCGTCACACACGACGCCTTGGTTGAGCAGGCACACGCCGACTTCCCCCACGCCGGGGACATCGTAGACCGCGTTGTGCCCACAGGTAGAGGAAGTACGGGTGAGCGCAGCGTCCAACTCGCGCTTGGCATGTCGGAAGCGAACCTGCTTCAACTTCTGTCGAACCGCACCTTCGGGCTTCATGTTCGTATCTCGGTGAAGGTGGCTTCCCCGTTGTCCTTTCGGATGCGGTACGCCTTGTGGGCGGCTTCCACGAGCACGGGGTTGTGTGTGACTGCAAGAATGTCCATTCCTACCCGCTCGGACAGGAGCCGTAGGAACTGCCCGACACGCGGGACATACTGCTCGGCCACGGCCCCGAGGCTCTCGTCAAGTAGCAGGAGGGGGCGCATTCCCCGGCGCATGGTGACCACGACGCGGAGCAGAACCGACTGCACTACGGACACGGAGCCGCCGTAGGCGTCGATGCTCGCAGCCTCGGTCTTGACCCCGTTGGGCTGCGTCTGCACCGTGTAGAGGTCCACGGACACCTTGCCCCGCTGCACCTCCACCTCGGAGCGCACGGACAAGTCCATGTCGTCAAAGACGGCTTTCAGCCCCTCGGTAAGCAGGCTTTCCGCCGTCTTGGCGTTGTCCACCACTTCACGGTCAATAAGCACGCGGAACAGGTCGGCCACGCGGTCAAGAACTTGGTCCTCTCCCGTGAGCCGTGCAACCTCCCGCTCCGCTTGTTGAAGGCGGGAACGGGCGGCGTCCCTGCGCCCCTCGACCCGTGACAGGTCAGAGCGCAGGGCACGCACAGCGTCCGAAAGCGTCAAGTGCGCCACACCACCACCGTGTAGTACGAGTTCGCGTCCTCCTCGGAAGTACCCTTGCGGAAGGCGAAGAAGCCCCCCTTGCCCTTGAAGTGGACCTCCAAGCGCAGGGTGTCGAGAGCGAAGTGATCGCAGAACCCAAGCAAGTGCGAGAAGCCGACGCTCGCACCGTCCACGGGGAACTTGTCGAGGTTCTCCGAAGCCGTGAGGTCAACGGGGTACTCGTCGGTGCCGCCCGCCTCGGAGGGCATGGAAAACACCAACTGCTTGTCCTTGACGGACAGGAGAATGGCCTCGTTGTCCTTGCTCGCGGACGCGGACAGGACGCTCACGGCAGAGCGAAGGTCGCCCCCGGCGAACTCAACCCACACCTCGGAGGCGTCACTCTCGACACCCTTCAACTTCGGGAAGGCCGCGTTCGGACGAGCCACGCCGACATGCGCGCCGTCCGTGCGCCGGAAGTAGACCGCGCTATCGGCCTCCAACACCTCCACGGTGTCGTCCGCCGTGGGCTTGGTCGTCAAGAACTTGAGCACGGCGGGGATGTCCTTGCCCGCCACGCGCAGCCCCATGTCCTCCAAGCCGTCCACCTTCACGAGAGACACGGTGCGGCGGTCGGACGACCACAGGCACCCGTCCATCGCCTCAACCTGCGAGATTTCGGGGCGGGTGGTGTCCTCCTGCGACACGAACCGACGCGCGTAGCCAACCGCTGCACCGAGACGGTGGGCAGGAACGCTGCCCGTGCTCGTGGCCCCGGCGAGGGTCTTGTCCCAATACGGGAACTTGCTCGGGTCGAGCGAGCGGAGCCGGATGGTGCTGCGACCGCCGGACACCTTCACCTCGCCGTTGCCGTCCGAGGACAGAAGAACTGCGACATCCCCAATGCCGCCGACCCACTTGGTGAGGCGCCACGCTTCGACGGTGAAGGCGTCTCCGTTCTCGCCTTCGACGCGGGCCTTGGTGAGCGGCGCAAGAGAGAAGGTGCGGTGGTGGAACGCAAGCACCTGCGCCACGCCCTCATGGACGCGGAACAGGAAGTGCGCGGAGAGGTCGGAACCCGACCCGCTGACG